CAAGCATGCGCTCACGCTCGCGCGCCCCAAGCCGGCCTCGCTCCTGCGCCAGGGCGAAGCGTTCGGGCATGCCGCGGTGAGGTCTGCGCGTGCGGCGCGCCGACGCGCGTTGCAGGCCGCGCGCCCCGAGCCGGGGCGCGGCCATATCGCCAGACTCCTCCGCGCGCCCAAGTGCGTGTGGCGGTGCGCGTTCTGCGGCGCCGAGCCGCTGTTTCGTCATACGCGAGAAGGCGCGCACGGCACTGACGAAGGCACGAGCTACCGCGTAGCGTTCTACGACCTGGTCGACGCCGTGTGCCCTCGCGGATCGTGCACCGAGCATGACGCCGCGCCGATCGAGCTGCGCTGGCGCCACGTTGATCACGCCGAGCCGAGCTGCGCGCACGGCGTCCAGTGCTGGTGCGAGGACGCGCCGCAATGAAGCTCTGGCTCGTGACCGTCATCGACAAGGAGCTCGCCGGCGAGCCGCACATAGGCGTGGTGATCGTCGAGGGCAACGTCGCAGCCGCGGTGCGCGCGGTCGAGGATCTCGAGCGCGCCTGCATGGATGGCGGCCGCCGGCGGTGCGTCGGCAGCTACCGCGAGATCATTCGCGGCAAGCAGTACCGCGCGAAGGCGCTGATCCGCACCGGCTGACGGGAACCCACAGGATTATCCACACCCTGTGGGTAACCAGCTTGCACGGCGCGCTGTCCTGTGCGACCACGTGGCATGCCCAATCAGGCCCTCGAAACCGTCATCGTCATGGTCAACAACGAAACCAACAGCATCGCCGTCACGGTGACCACCCTCCGCGATGAGCTGGCCGGCGGAGATCCCCCGAGCCAGGCGCAGCTCGATCAGTTGTCCGCGATCGCCGCCCGGCTGCATGCGATCGCGGCCGATCCGAACGACCCGGTTCCCGTTGCGCCCACGTCGACGGCGACCGCGGTTCCGACGTCGGCGGCCTGAGGCTTCTACTCGCCGCCGGAGCCGAGCGCCTTTTTCTTCGGCTGATGCGGCTTGAACGCCTCGCTCGTATTGATCGAGACGCCGCCAATCTTCGTGATCTCCAGGGTGACGGCGTCGAACACGCCGTCACCTTTTCTCGTTTCCATCTTGTCCTTGGGTCCCTTGTTCGCGGCGACGACCTCACGCAGCGCGGAGAACGACGTCTTGAGCTCGAACGCGGTCATCGCGCGCTCGGCCCCGTAGCGGCGCTCCATCACCTGGTAGGCGATCTTGGGATCGACGGTTCGCCACTTTCGCTCGACGCGCTCGATGATGCGCCCGTCGGCCAGCGGGATCGGCCCGGCGACCGCGCTGATGTTGCAGATCTCCTGCTTGACGCGCGCGAGCGCTTCCTCGATCCGCTCCGCCATCATGAAAACGTCGGCCGCGTTCCGAATGGTGATCGCCTTGGCATCGAACGCCAGCTTGCCCTCGGGATCGAGCGGACCGACGCCCATCGCGACGAGCTCGGCCGGCACCGAGCGGAGCATCTCGGTTTTGGCCCGACAGTTCAGATACGCCGGGCAGTAGTCGCAGTGCGCCCCCTCGCGGAGCGGCACGAGACGGCCGGCCTGGAGGTCATCGCGGTAGCCCTCGGCGAGCACGAACGCGGCGCGCAGCTCGAGGTCGAAGGCGTCAAGGTCCCACGAGTCGACGACGCGCCGCACGCTGTGGTGATCGCCGTCGTCATGGATGTACGTGAGCGAGACCTCGACCTCGTCGACGCCATAGATCCGCTGGATGCACAGCGCGCCGAGCATCGTCTGGCCCCACTGGTCGGGCGTGGGGTACTTCGTGTGGCCGCTCTTGTAGTCGTCGCAGATGCCGCGCACGGCGTCGTGGTAGATGCCGGCGACGTCGATCGTGATGGGGATCTCGGGCCAGACCGGCGGATCCGCGACTCCGCCGTAGCCGCGGTTGAGGCCACGGCCCAGCACGCGCGCGCCGCCCGTCTGGCAATTCCACGCGAAGGCGACCTCGCAGGTCACCTCGGCGGGCAGGCGATCCAGGTCGATGCAGCTCAGCATCAGCCGCAGATCCTTGGGCGCGGCCGCGAGCGCGGCGTCGATCCCGATCTCGCGCACCGTCTCGAGAAACTTGTGGATGTCTTTGCCGCGGTTTCGCGCCGGCTCGGTGCGCGCTTCCTCGGTGTCGTTGATGACGCCAGGCAGCTCGGCGCTGGCGGGGCACTTCCAGAGGCGGTGCACCTTGGACCCAGTTATTTCGCGGCAGGTCACGTTGAAGGCTCCGAGCGCTCAATCCGAGGGAGCCCAAGGGCTCGCCGCACCTCTTGCTTCGTGGGGTACCTCGAAATCCGATCGGTCCAATACGAGGTGACCCAGGCATCGAACCCTGACAGCCCGCATGCCAGGAATCCGAACGGGATATCGTTCGGATGCAGCCAGAGCGCGGTCAGGTCATAGACAACGAACGCGCCGGAGAATCCGCACCCCTCGCGGATCCCATGGAGCCGCTCCTCGTCCATGCCTTCCGATATCCTGCTTCCCAGCAGCACGATCCCGTCGGTGCGCTCTACCGTTGCGCAGTCATCGCGCATGCCGTGGCGTCGCTGGTCGTGGTCATGGTCGTCCGCCCCGGCGAGGATCGCGGCGATCCATGGAGCGATAAACACGGTCTCTGGGAACGTCTTGCGCAACCACGCGAGCCATCGCATAGCGTTTTCGATGTTGGCCTTCACGCCTTCCGGCGTTGATGCACCGAGCGGATGGGCTACATAGAGCACGAGCGTCAAGGCGTCACCTCGAGCTCGCGGTCGACGGCGCTGGCGAATACGCCATAGGCGTATGCCGCCGATCGCAGGTCCGCCGACGTCGTCGCGTTCGCCGCGGCGCCATACGCGATCGCGGCACCGCGCAGCCGACGGTCGAGCTCGAACAGCCGGTCGACCACGGATACCGCGATCGCGGGTGGCGGCCACGCGACGTCGGCGACCACCTCCATCTTGACGGTACGCGTCACTTGGTGAGCTCCGTCATGCGCTTCGCATACGCCTGCTGCATGGCGGCTGCTTCAGGGCTGCCCGATGCGATCCCACTTTCGTCGGTCTGCGCCCACGCGCGCCATCCCGCCTTGCCGCGGCGGAGGTCGGCTTCGGTGGCGCACGACGAGACCCACGTGTAGTAGTCGGCCAGCGTCTTGGGCGGCGGCGTCGCGTCACGCGGATCGTCCTCGTAGAAGTCATCGCCGCCGGCACCATGGGGCGTCGCGGCAGGGCTCGACTCCGATGCGGTCGACGCTGAGCTCGAGGTCGGCGCCGGCGAAGTAGGGCGCGACTTAGCGAGCTCCTCGCGCACGTCGGCCGGAACGGAGCCGGGAAAGGGAGCCGCCGTCGAGGCCGCTGGGGCGGCGGTTGACGATGTCACGGAGGGCGCAGGAGCGCTCGTCGCGCCCGACGACGAATCGCCGGATGTCGGGCGCGACGTAGGGACCTCGGTCGACTTGGCATCGATCGGCTTGGCGGCCGCGCGAGGCTTCGCCGCCGCGGTGGCGGGCTTGGCCGGCTCGGCCGCGGCAACCTGAACCTGCGCCGGTCGGGCGACGTCGGGCAGCGGGCCCGGCGTGACGTTGATGATAGGCGAGCTCGCGTCCGGCATGCCGTCGTTGGCCTCTTCCAGCGTCAGCAGGCCCGCCATGACGTCGGGCCACACCAGCCGGCACAGCTCGGCGCCGGCGCGCGCGAGCAGCATGTTCTCGGGGAACTTCATCCACATCCCCGGGCCGCCGTCGCGGTTCGTCTTGATGAGGCCGGCACGCTTCGCGCGCTCGATCGTCCAGGTGACGCTTTTTTCCGGGCGCCCGCGGCGCTTGCCTACCCAGGTCGCGCGCGTCTCGGTCGACTCGATGAACTCGAGGTATTCGCAGAGCGGAGAGCTGAGGATGAGGCCGCGAACGCCCTCGGAGCTGAGTCGCGGCACCCCCTCGATCAGGTGGTAGCTCCGCAGCGCCGCCATCGGCGCGATGCCGAGCTCGGCGCCCGACATGATCACGATCGCCATGTCCTGCGGCTTGTCCTTGTACGCCTTGGGCACCAGGTCGGACAATGTGAGCGCAGAGCACATGGCCTGCACCTGGACGAAGTTGGTGGGCACGATGGGGAGCGGCCGCGATGCGCCGACCTCCATGCCGTCGCGTACTTGCATCAGCTGTTGGTTGCGCGTGGTGAGAGCTGTTTCCTGTGGCTGCGTCGTCATCTGCGATGGCTCCTAGGCGCCCAAATTGACAGGGGCGCACAGATTCTGTACTACTTTTCTAGAATGAGCGGCAAGCCGTTACCCAGACCACCGGCGCCGCAACGGCGGCTGCCGACGAAAATGGAAGCCTGGTACCTCGACTGCCTGACGAGGTGGACCAGCTACTACAAGCGGGCGCCGAAGATCTCGGAGCTCGCGGCCTACTGCGACAGGAGCAACACCGCGGTTCACTCGGCGCTGATCTCGCTCCTCAACAAGGGGCACGTCATCCAGAACACGGACCGCAGGTTCGAGCCCCGCGGAGCATCGTGACCCGGCTCGACAAGGATGCGGTGCTCGCCGCGTTGCGAGCCGAGGACGTCGCGTCCCACATCGGGATCAAGGGCACGTGGCGCGGGCTGTGGATGCGGTCGCGCCGCTGCGCCGAGACCGACCACCCCACGGACTGCTTCGGGATCAAGCGCGACGGCCACTGGCACTGCTGGAGCTGCGACAAGGGCGGGGATCTCCTTGGCCTGGTCGCGCTCGCCGCGGGGCTGAATCTCAGCTCCGACTTCCCGCGGGTGCTCGCCGCCGCGGCCGAGATCGCCGGGCTCGACGACGACGATTCGTTCGGCGCGCCGGCGCCCAAGCGGCCGAGGCCCGAGCTACCGCCCGAGATCCCGATCGAGCAGCGGATCGCCACCGCCCGCAAGCGCGCCGCGTGGACCTGGGATCGGCTGCACGACGGCGCGAACAGCACGCTCGTCCGCATGTACCTCGAGATGCGCGGCCTCGATCCGGACGCTGTGCAGCGCCGCGAGACGCTGCGCTCGACGCCGCTCAAGCTCGACAAGCCGACCGAGCAGGGCGACCTCTACACGCTGTGGCGCACCATGCGCCCGCTGTCCCTGGTCATCCCCGTCCGCTCCGTCGTCGACGGCGCGTTCGTCGATCTGCGGGCCCGCCGTGTCGAGCCCGAGGAAGGCCAGCCGAAGATCGTCGGCATGGTGGGCGGCGTGACGACGTCGCCGGCGATGGGCGCGAAGTCCCGCGAGCTCGTCGGCTGCTACGGGGTGCCCAACATCATCTTCGGCGACCTGGTCGTCGTGGTCGAGGGCGCCCTTGACTACCTGACCGGGCTGCAGCTCTGGCCCAACGCGCAGATCCTCGGCGCGACCGAGGCGGGATCGTTCTCGCTGGTCGCCAAGCTCGTCGCCCAGCAGCTCGCGTGGCAGGACGACGACTCGAGGCTGCTCATCGTCGAGCAGGCCGACCCGCCACGGACGCTGCGCGACGGGTCGACAGTCGCCGGCGCGGCCGATGGCGCGATCAACGAGGACCCGAACGCGGCCGCGAAGGTCGCGCTGCGGCACCTCGGCCCCAAGCGCGTCGGGTGGCTGTACTGCGGCAGGCCCCAGCACCCTGGGTGCAAGGATCTGAACGACCTGCTGCGTATCGAGGGCGAGGATTGTGTTCGCGACGCTGTGACATGGTCAAGCCTCGCGAGCGAGGGGTGATGCCGGCGGAGCAAGACGACGAGGAGTTCGGCGCTCCGGCGCGCCCAGCCGACGTCATCCCGTTCCCGCAGATCCGGGCCAACCCCAAGGTCACCGACGCCTGGAGCTCGGCGGTCGTCGCGCTCAACAAGAAGCAGGCGACGAGCTACCAGTTCCTGAACCCGCTGACCGTGGTGGACCTGGTCATGCAGCAGCGCTCGCTGCCTCCCATGTTCTGGCCCGCGGCGTGGCCGGAGTCGGGCCGCCGGATGCGCACCTACCCCGGCGACATGGTCGGCGTGGTCGGATCGCAGGGCGGCGGCAAGACGAGCTACGCGATCCAGATCTGCATCGCGAACACCGCCGAGGGTACGCCTGTCATATGGGCGGCCCTCGAGCTCGACCCGGGCCAGATCTCGGTGCGCATCGCCGCGAACATGCACCGCGTGCACGCCATGGTGGTGCGCGACAGCTGGCCCCGCGCACGGCTCGACCGCGCGATGGTCACGGTCGCCGACCTGTGGCACTTCATCGACCGCTACCGCGACGCCGAGAAACAGATCGCGGCGATCCGGCACGCGGTCGGCGTATGCTGGGAAATCTACCGGCGCCCGCCCGTGGTGGTCGTCGACCACGTTGGCAAGCTGGCGAACGACGCGCGCGACATCCAGTCGGGCACGCGGTTCGCGCTCGAAGCGCTCCGCGAGCTGACCGTGGAGGGTCGCTGCTACACGCTGGCGCTCTCGCAGGGATCGCGCGCCAACCAGGCGACGCTGACGGGCAAGATGGACCACGCGTCGGCGACCGATGCGCTCGGGGTAGCCGCCGACTCGAAGTCGTTCGAGGACGATTGCGCCAACGTCGTCGCGCTGGCCTTGTTCAAGCGCGATGACGCCACCGAGCTCGATTCGCATGCGCTGATCGGCAAGGCCCGCTGGACCGGGCTTGAGGACAAGGTGGGCATGCGGTTCTGGAAGGCGGGCGGGTTCTGGGGCGAGCTCGGCTACCTGCCCAGCTCGCCCACGGAGATCGCGCAGAAGCACGCGGCCGAGCTCAAAGACAAGCACCGCGCCGGGCCCGCGCCGTCGCTCCCCCAGGTCCGCGCCGACCTCAACGCGGCCCGCGCCGGTGACGCGGCGGCCATGCGGCGATCGCTGATTCTCGAGGCCCTGCTGCGCCACGGCCAGCTCGGCATGGAGATCGGCCAGGTCAGGACGATTCGCGGCGCTGGGCGAGGCCCCGCGCTACAGCAAGCACTCCAGGAGCTCGAACGCGCCGGCTCCGCGGAGCGCATCCCCGGCAACAAGTGGCGCGCGATAGCGAGGATGGAATGAGCGAATCCTGCGGTCCGGCCCGCCGATGAGCTCGCTACCGCGCGGCGCGCGCCGGCTGTGGTGGGCGACGCCACCGAGCAGCCTCGTGCACGCCATCCATGACCAGGCCGATCGCGAGGTCCCACGCGAGGCCATGCAGTCGGACACGCGGCGCCGCAAGGTCGCCAACGCTTTCTATCGGCTGCTCAAAGAGGCAGGCATCTACGTCGAGGGCGCGTAGCCCATCAACAATCCGCACGCACGGTCGACCCACACCAGACAGGAACCCATGAGCGACACCACAGATCTCCAGGCAATCATCAACGCGATCACGTCGCCGACGTTCGTGCTCCGGCTCGACCCGGGTCGGACCTATGTCATAGAGCCCGGCCCCAACACCACACGCGGGCTGTACATCCCGCCGTCTGCGGCCGGCTTGCGGATCATCGGACGCGGCGCGGCGTTCTCCGTGGTCCGCGGCGTTCCTGCCGCGTTCAACACCATCGTGGTCGATGCGCCAGGGGTCGTCGTCTGCGACCTCGACCTCGAAGGCGGCGTCCAGCCGGATGGTACAGGACACCGGCACGGCGTATTCGTCAGCGCGCCATCGGTGACGCTTGAGCGGGTGTCAGCGTCGCTGCACGAAGGCGATGGAATCGTCCTCTACACGGGTGCCGATGACGCACAGATCAGGTCGTGCAAAGCGCGCGGCAACAAGCGAAACGGACTGACGTTCAACGGTGCGACGCGGCACGTAACCGTACAGGACAGCGAATTCGCGGCGAACGCCGCTCAGCAGGTCGACTTCGAGATCGGAGTGGGCGCACCCGAGTCGGCCGGGGTGGTCGACTCGACGCTCCTGCGCTGCACGATGAGTCCAGGGCCCAGCCAGGACTACGTGTTGACGCTCGGCGACCACGGCATGAACCAGCGCGTGCTCGACTGCGTCATCAACGGCGGCATCAAGATCGTCAACGGGACCGACATCGAGATCAGTCGGTGCAGAGGCGACAACGAGACCGCGAAGGCGATCGAGATCACCGGCGCGAGCGACAAGGTTCGCATCCTCGACAGCCAGTTCTCGGCGCTCGTCGCCAAGCGCGCGATCTGGATCGCCGGCGGGACGGGCGGGGTTCCGGGCCGAATCGAGCTTAACGATCTCGGGCTGTCAGTGCACGACGTCGGCGCCTGCGCGATCGAGATCAACGGTGCGGCCGACACCGTGATCTCGCAATGCCAGCTGCAGGGCGCCGGCGTTCCGGTGGCCGGCCGCGGCGGCGTGATGATCCGTTCGACGCTCATGGATCACCCGATGGAGACGGTCAAGATCGACTCGACCTCGTTCGACTCGTTCGGCGAGGCCGGGATCGTAGTCGGAGGGATTACCGCGGTCGACAGCGCCGGCGTGCGCCACTACTCGCAGCTTCGCCGGCTCGTCGTGTCGGAGTGCGACTTCGGCAACAACCCGGGCGACGCCTCGCTGACCACCGCGATCCTCGCCGACCGGACCTTGCTGCAGCTGGTGATCGGCCCTGACATCACGCTCGAGGGCGGCGTCACGCTGGGCGGCGTGCCATCCATCGGCGCCGGATGGGCGACAACCACGGTTGTTGTGCCGCAGCCGTAGGCTACAGCCCGCCCCGGCCGTAGCCGCGCACCGGGCCGCGCGCGGGGTTGATCGTCCGGTAGTCCTCGAGCTCGAGGCGCTTGCGGTCGCGGATGATCTCGATCTGGCGCTGGGTCGGGCGGCCCGGGAACGGCGAGACCCAGAGCGCGGTATTCGCGGGCGGCGGCATTGCAGAGGCCATGCGCCCAGGCTACCAGGAAGCAGCCGGGGGCCGGGATCGATGAGCGCGATCCCGGCCCCCATCGCACGCAGCCCCCGCAGCTCCTAGACCATAGGGGCATGCAGGATCGACGTCAAGTAGGCGCGTGACTCCGACGTCGGCGCACCCTTGACGAGAACCTGGGCGTGCATCGCGCCGGCGAGCTCCTCCGCCCCGGTCAGGAACACGAAGCGCGCGGCGAGCGCCGGCTGCTGGCGCCTGATCCACAGCAGGATGTTGCCGCCATTCTCGCTGGGATCGGCGAGCTCGAAGTCTGAGACGACCAGGTCGACCTTGATGCAGGCCAGCACTGCGATCGCTGAGGACGCCGTGTCCCTGGCGACCACGTACGAGCCGGGGAAGCAGCGCGCGAGCCAGCGCTTGTGGGCCTCGAGCAGCCGGGGGTCATCGTCGACGACGAGGATGGTGTGCTGGATGATCTTACGGGTGACGTCCTGCGATTCGGTGGGATGCATGCCCATGATGTTCGTCCTGTGCGCAGAGTTGTTGGGGTACGGACCGGGTAGCTCGGCACATGTTTGACATGTCTTCCAACCGGTGGCAGGATGTTTGACATGGCAACCAAAAAACCAAAGCCCAAGTCACGTAGGCCGGCAACCAGGCGCGATCCCGCGCCGGCGCGCCGCGGCCCAGCACCGCGCGCGGAGTCGGCTCGGACGGACAGCCCGATCGGACTGCGCATGAACCCCGCCGAGATGGCCCACGTGCGCGCCGCGCTGGCCCAGCTCAACGAAGAGACCGGGCTCGTGCTGACGCCCGGAGCCTACGCCAAGCACGCTACGCTGTCGTATCGCAGGTTCCGGCTGATGGAACAGGCGATCCGTGCGTTGCGCGCCGACATGCGGCGGCCGCTCGATAACGTCACGATCGATCGCCTCGACGCGATCATCTACACGCTGTCAGATGGCGTCGCGCCCAGCAAGCTGGCTCCGGACGAGGCCGCTACCGAGCAGGCCGCGATCGCCGAGCACGAGGTCGCGGCGGATGTCGGGGGTGAGTCGTGATCTTGCTGTCGACCTGCGTCGCCAATAGGCATTGGCGACTGAGGGAGCTGGCGACCGGACATCCGAGGCCAGGATGGCTGGGCGCCCAATGCAACGCCGTGCTCGAGGAGCTCGCGTCGATCGGCTTGAGCCGCAGGTCGTGGCGGATCTGCGATGGCGTCGGTGTGATCCTGCCGGCGCACGCTGTCGGCATTGACGTACAGCACAACATCTTGCGGTGCGTGATTGATAGATTCCTGACGATCGAGAAGACGATGCGGTTCCAATTTTCGAACTACCTCGACACGCTCGACTTTCGAGGCATTCCAGCCGATTACCAACACGCGCCGTTGATGGTCCGCATGTCCATCGTCCAGCTCGGGGCGATCATGGAGCTGGAGGCCGGCCGAGCACGGGACGACTGGCGGCCATGGCACACCCGCATCGGCGTGCTGGCCGGCACCGGCGTCGCGGTCGGCAGGTATCTGCAGAACCTGTGGGGCGTGCTGCCGTCCATTGCACCCGAGCTGCGCGGCGGCCTCGAGTCGATCCTGATCGACAAGGCGGCGATCCCGGCCGACGTCGAGGTCCAGCCGGTGACGTCGCCTGACGTCCTGACTGACCGTATCAAGAATGCCCTGGGCAAGCTCGGCGCCGACGTCGAGCAGCCAACCGCGGTCGGCCAGTGGGCCAAGCGCATCGCCGAGCTCGAGGGCCAGCTCGAAGAGACCTCCGCTATCGCCGCGTCTGCACGGGCCTTCGAACGCGAACGCGACAAGCTCAAGGGCTGCCTCGACGTGGCATACGCCGATATCGCCAGCCTGCGCCAAGACGCCGCGTTCTTCGCGCTGTCCGGGTTCAACCTGGACCTCGATGCCGAGCGTCAGACCGTCAAGCGGCTGACGCGCGAGCTCGAGTCGGTGCGAGCGGAGCTGGCATCGGTGATCAAGCTGCGCGACCAGGCGATCAAGGACGGTATCGGCGCCGCCCAGCAGGCGAACATCGAGATCGTGCGCGCCATGAACGATGCGCAGAACCGGCTCAGGACTGAGGTCAGCGAGGCGACGGCGGCACTGGAAATCGAATGCTCGCGCGTACGCTTGCTCCAGGAAGCACGGGCCACCGACCAGCGCAGCCAGAACGACACCGTTCGATGGCTCACGCAGTCCAACCATGATCTGAAGAACCAGTTCCGTGCGGCAGAGCAGATCGCCGCCCGCCGCAAGGACGAGAACGAGGTGCTGGCCAACAGCATGGCCAAGCTGCAGGCCAACTTCGACGCGTCGTCCGAGCACTGCAAGGAGCTGGTTGAGCAGGTCGATAAGCTCGAACGCCAGAACAGCGCTGAGGGAAAACTCGATACGGCTGCAGCGCTCAGGGAGTACGGCGACCGCAACATGGCCCTCGAGCTCAAGCTCGACCGCGCCACCGCTGCGCTGAGCGAAGCCGCCGTCCGCAACAAAACGCTCGACGTCCAGCTCAGCGCGATCGCCGACAGCAACAAAGCGCTCGAAGGCAAGCTGGTTGACCTCGAGAAGGTTCTGGCGGCGACCCGGGTTGCCTTCGGCCGGTGGCGCGATGCTGCGATTGGGCGCCGCTCGAAGTCCAACATCGAACTCGGCAAGGAGGAGCCATGATCGAGCGCACCATGGAGGTCTCGGCCACGGTCGACCGCTTCGTCGCGCTCGGGCTGATCCTGATCGTCGCTGGATGCGCCGGCGTCCTCGTCGTCATGCTCCTGCGCGCGCGGCGCGAGATCCACCGGCTGGAGGTCATGAACTGGGCGCTGATGCAGCCGCGGCGCGTGAACGAGATCCTCGCGACCGCAGTGGGCTCGATTCGCAAGGGCGACATGGTCACGACGATCGACGCGCCGCTCAACGGTCCCATCCGGGTCGGCACCATCATCTCGCCAGCGCCGGGCGGTCGCTACTGGGTCGACGTCGACGGCGTCACCCGGAGGCGCCATTGAATCTTCCGATCGTGCTCCTCGAGCTGGCCAGCGGTTACGCCGCGCGCGTCCTGTACGACTACGTGCGCGATCGCCTGCGCAAGCGCCCCACCGACTGGCGTGGCGAGCTCGAGGCCACACCGCTCCGCCTGCACAAGGCGCCCAACGATGGGCTGTCGGTCATCGAGTACCACCAGGACGCCAACAGCTTCGGATGGAGCGTGGTGGCGCTGATCGTCGCGTCGGTCACCGGCCCCTGGGGCAAGGAGCGCTGGGGAGTGCTCACCGCCCTGGTCGGCACGGATGTCGGCATGGTCGGCGGTCGCTCGCGACAGGATGTCGTGCGCGACAGTTGGCACATCGTCGACTGGTACGGCTCGATGGCTGACGCCCACCAGGCCTACGACGAGGTCAAGAGCAGGACACGGTGATCGTCGTGCTCGTCCTGATGGGGTGGCTTGTGATCAGCGGCACGCGCGCCATCCTGTTCGATCCGCCGCGGCCCATCGCAATTCGTGACTACCGAATCGGCCGGCTCGGCGCCGGCAAGGAATACAGATGAACAGAAAGATCAAAATCGTCGCCGTCCTGATCGGCATCGCGGCAGTCTCGCTCGCCGTGGCCATCGTCATGCTCGTGGTCGATCTCGTGGAGGATGCCTATGCCAGGCGTACCTATCGCGACCCGCCCAAGCATGACGTCCTCAGGTGGGACATCGATAAGGATTGCGACAACTCCAAGGGTCCGTGCGCCACGCACCCGATGACCGCTGACGAGGCACGCATGGTCGCGCGCGAGGCATTCGTTCGCCACTACCCGAAGATCGTCGACATCAAGATGTCTGAGCCGTGCTTCGCGGCGGCGGCGGGCGCCGGGTGGACGTGCACGGCCTACGGGGATCTGGAGGGCGTCACGGTCAAGCTGCAGGGCACGGTCAACGGCCGTGTCCAGGATGACCGGCCATGAGCGTTGGGCACAAGGTCATGTGCAAATGCGGATCGCTGGTCGACGCCGTCGATAGCTATTTTGGGATTCCGCTTCACCGAATCGGCAGCGTTTACCGCGTATGCCGCCTGTGGTCAGGACTGCCTCGATGAGGCAGTCAGAATGGAACCGGTGGCACACGATGTTCGTGGTCGGCACGGTCGCGGTGTGGAGCGGGATCGTGATGGCCATCGTCACAGGCGGCATCGGGATCTGCGACGCGAGTCCCGCATCTGTGCTCGTCGTGTTCGGTGCGCTTTCGGTCGTGTGGGCATCAAGGAAGATGCCGTGAAGCTCTGGCCGTTCGAGACCGTCGACGCACCCAGCGCCGAGCACGCATGCCATGACGACCCGCTGGGCGTCGTTGCGTTCGGCAGCTGCGGCCGCTACACGGTGTTGCGTTGGACGCTGCTTCCGTACATCGCGCTCGCGCAGGTCGCCGGCGTCGCGATCGTTCGCCTGCTGCGCTGGCTCTGACGCAAATCGCGCTACCCGATTGCGGTCGTCGATCCTGTTGCGGTCCTGGCTCGGAGGAACGAGAGTGCACAGGACTCGGAATTCCTCCGAGCGACTGGAGATACCGCAGATGAAGCACGTGACTGGATTCTTATCGTTATTATTTCTGATGTTCGTAGTGTGCCAGGTCGACGCCGCCCCGAGCTCGCCCGCGAAGCCAGACGCCAAGTGCAACGACTGCCCGACGACGCCGCATCCACCGGTGCTCACCGAGGAGCAAGCCCAGAACAAAACACAGGAGCGGATCATCCTGGATCTGGGCGGCGGGATTCTGATCCAGATCAACAACGTATTCTGCAACGTCTGGGCGGATGGCGCGTGGGGATGCGAGGCAGAGGTTATATTTGGGGGCCTACTGTGGAACGCAGGGTGCCTATGGAACACCCGCCCAGAGGACGGCGAGGAGGGCTGCACCTACGGCCTCGGGTTCGCGCCGGCGGCGCCGTCATCCTTGGCGGATCCGCAAGCGTGCCGCGAGGGACCCGACGGCCCGATCTGCTCGGGAAACAAGTTCGACCAGGCCCAGCACGTCAACGACACCGAGGCGCGGCTGCGATCCTCTCACCCCGACTACACGGACGACACCGCTGATGTCCGGGGATGCGATCTGATCTGGCGCGACCCGGGTGGAGTCGGCGACCTGTACTCGTGCGGCTGGCACGTGTTCGGTCCATTCGGGATCCGAGTCAACTGGTCGTGCGAATACTCGGTCAACGACGTCGGCACCGAGACGTTCCAGGGCTGCTCGCTGTCAGCCACGAGCGGCGCCCGGAACCCGCCCTGACCTACGGACGTACGCGCAGCAGGTAGGCGCGGTGCTCGGGCTTCGACCAGGTCTCGTTATGCTGGTCGATGCCCTGCCCGGTTGAGCGACGGATGGCCGGGTGGTTGCCGTTCGGTCCGACGCACTCCAGGATGTCGAGGTTGCGGAACACCGGCTTCGCCGGATCCCATCCGACGAACGTCCTCGAGACCCCCGTGACGATCACGGCGTGCCCCGGCCACGGCCCGGCGTCCACGCCAGGCAACCGGATAGTCGGGTAGGCGATGATGTCGCCCTCGCGCGGCAGGTCCGCGACGAGCTCGAACAGATCCCGCCGGTGCTTGGCGTCCTCGATCGCGCTGTTGCTGTTCGTGTCGTCGCTGACGGTCGCCCAGCCGCCCTGGTTGTAGCCGGGGCGATGCGTCGGGATCCGGTAGCAGTAATTCACCGCGTACCGGAAGCAGTCGAACACCAGGTGCTCGGCGGCCGCATCGTCAGCGCCCCAGAGGTACGTGCCGCGGCCGAGCAGGGACCATGCGCGAGAAACCGCTTCGGCCGCGGTCGCGCCAGGTCGAGGTCCGGTCATCGCTGGACCTCGACCTGGATGTCCCCGTCGACCTTGAGCTCCAGGGAATCGTCCACCATCAAGATCGCGAGATGGAGTATCGGGATGTTTCCTGCATCGCACTCGAGCTTGAAGCTCACGATCCTCTGCGAGAGGATGCCGTTGATCCAGATCTTGGTGTTGTTAGATTGCCCCTTGGATTCGATGCGGACGTGGGTGTTGCCAACCTCCTCCATCACGCACCTTCCTGATGTGCGGCGACCTGGACCACGCACGACCCCGGAACGACGACGTCGACGGTGGGATACACGAAGCAGTGGCCGGTGACGGTGTGGCCGCGCTCTCGCGCGATGGCAATGGCCGCCATCTTGACGTCGTTGATCGTGGCCGGGAGTCCAATCCCGCTGACGCTCGGCTTCTTGACGATCACGCAGACCGGCCCGCCGATGTCCGTCAGTGGCTCGCTGGTGCCGTCGTCTCCCACCATGACGAGCTCGTAGCACACGAAGTCGTCGCGGTTGATCTCGTACGGATACGGCACCCAGCGGATCTCGATGGTGCCGATCACGACGCGACCACCTTCGCGCTCGGGATGCTGGACGCGGCGGCCGCCGTCGCGCCGCCCGGGATGTGGGCCTTGATCCATTCCCACAGGCCGGCCGCGGTTGCCGCGGTTGCGAGCGCGCTGGCGACCAGCATCCACGAGATCGTCACGCCGACCGCGAGGGCCGCACCGAGCGTGCCGGCCAGCGAGATCGCGAACGCCAGCACGAGCCCGCCGAACGCCGTCTTGAACACGTCGGGCCCGAACACGCGCAGCGGGTAGACGATCCCGATGAGGCCGACGCCGGCGAGCACGCCCCACTGCTTGCTCGTCACCGCGACGTAGAGCGCCTGCAGCCACGCGCTGGCGTTCTGGTCGGGCGGGGGCGGCGCGGTCGCCGCGAGCGCGCTACCGGCCAGGCAGAGCAGGAACAGCGTCGCCAGCGGGAACCGCCAGCGGGGCAACCGCGCCAGCGGGCGGAACAGGGGCCACAGGAACGACTTGCGAGGGGTCAGGTTCTGCATGACCCCCGGTTTCGCACGCCGCGCGCGCTTCGTACAGTCCTGTCAACGTGTCCAGCAGGCTCGCCAGCCTCACCGCGTTCGCCGGGTCTAAGCAGAGCGATCCCGCGCCGAACGCTGCGCCACAGGACGCGCTGTCAAGTCTTTGCGGCGGGCTTGCCGGCAACGGTGGGAGGGTCGGTGGGCAGAGGGTTCGCACCTCCACCGGCACCGGTACTCGCACTTCCACTGGATGGTCGACGGTCACGGTTCGCGTACAGCCGACTGGTGGCGCTGTCATACAGAGCGTCACCCACAGGAGCACCGAGCTTGGCGAGTTTTTCATAGATGGCGTCCTTGTCGAGTCGCGTCCGCTGCAACTCGAGCTGCAGCGATCCGATGGTTGCCTGCGCCGCCTTGAGCTGCATGGTCGCCGTCGCGGTGCCAGCCTCCGCGACCTCCGCCCGGTGCAGCATGGCGTCCGTCTTGGCCTCTGCGATCCGCCTGCCGTCCGCCATCGCGTTCGCATCGACCCGGGCGTCAATGCCGTCGCCTCGAGCTCGCCAGGCAAAAAACCATCCGCTCGCGGTGCCGGCGAGACCGACGACGATCGAGACCCAGGTTGCGATATCCATCTAGCATTTCCCCGACAGCATCAGCCCGGATACCACAGCCCACAGCGCGGCGATCGCGGCGAACACGCGCAGCGCGACGTCGCGCCAGAACTTGCCGCGCTCGCGCCGCGCCTCGATGGCCGCGATCTGGTTCGTCTCGCGCACCTTGATCTCGCTGCGTACCGACTCGACCCGGATGGTCGCCCCGGCCTGGCGATCTACGGCGCGGTCCTCGAGCACCAGGTCGAGCTTGCCGACCATCTCGGCCTGGCTCAGCGACAGGTTGACGACATGTCCGGCGAGCTCGTCCACCTTGCGGTCGACCTCCTTGATGCCGTCCTGCATCTCGGAGCGGACCTGGTGCAGTGCGCTGACCTGATCCTGTGACGCCCGCTTGACCCGGCCGTCGACGTGCTGCAGCGCCTGGATCGCCCCGTCGGGCAGGGGTGTTACCTCATGATCCCAGGACAGCTCGACGGGGGTCGTCGGCGCCGACGCCGCTCGGGCCTGTGGGGTTCCGAGGTACGGCGTCTTGGGGCGTGGTGCCATGCGATCGGGGTTACACGCGGCTCGATGTCGGGGTCAAGGCGCGCGCTGGAAGGCGAACCGCAACACGCCTACCCTCAGGCTCATCCCGCCCGTGGTCGCCGACGCGATCAGGCGGATGTTCATCCAGCTTCCGGGTGCAATCACCTGCGGCGTTATCGCACCTCCGCCAACCGCGGTGAGCGCGTAGGTCGTGAACGTCGCCGATGGGTTAGTTAGCGCCTTGCGCGCGATGATATTGACCGAGCTTGACGGGTCGACATACACGATATCCATCTGAAGCTGGTGATCGGCAACACCGTCGCCTGCGGCCTCCAGCGTTCCGCCGAGGAACGTCTCGCCCTCTTCGAATTGGAGCTCGAGGTACACCTCGCATGCGGCAGTCGCCTTGATCGCGGGCCTGTCAAAGCTGGGGCCCGCGTCGAGCCTGTCGACCTGCCATGCGTTGGTTGCGTCAACCTTGACGATCTTCGGCGCAAACACCCTTGTGAAAGGCTTCCTGGCGCCGGCCACTATGTTCTGCTGAATCTCATTAAGCAGGGCAGGCGAGATCGGATCATGCGATCCCAGCGTCGTGGTCACGGCGAATGGCAGGTTGCCCATGCAGTCTCCTTGTGCGCGCGGTGGCGCAGCGTCGTGGTTCGCGGCATCGGCGGCCGCATCGATAGATGTCGCATCCTGCGGCAACGGATCGGGCGTTGCGGGACTGGAAGAGAACTGACACCCGACCATGACCAGGACAGCTGCGAGAATTTTCATTCCGCGAATCATTGACACTGTCCTGTGCGTTCGCCAGTGGGTCAAAGCGCACCCATCGGCGTCCAGTCGGTCAGGCTATCCGGGTCGTCGGCGATGAACGACCTGGTCGTGATGAACGCGGCATCCGTAAATGCGTGCTTGATCGCGGCGATAACCGCGTTTGACGCTGCGACATCTGGGTGATGGCCTAGCGCGCTATCCAGCATGACGTACGCGACCAGCGGGCGACCCCAGAACGGGATGTAGGCGATCGCCTCGTCCGAGTCGACCGTGGCCGTGCCGGCAAGCGCGGCGATCGACCGTGCGTAGATGCCGCACCACTGGGCCCCTGTGGGGTGCGCGATGTCGCCGCCGATTTGGGTATACCCGGTGCGCGCGTCGGTCTGGGAGAACTCGATGTGCCACACGCCATCGGTCTCGGTCTGGAAGAGGTGCAGCCACAGCTGCGACGGGTTTCCCGATACGAATCCGAGCAGGTTCACCGCGCCAGTGCTGACCTGGCTGACGAACGTCTCGCGGAACAGCTGGAAGCTCCCCGCGGTATCGCGTAGCCCAAACAGGATATAATTCCCGGCCACGCGATCGCCAAAGAACACGCCGGTCTCGAGCCCGCTTTGCGGCGTATTCATCATGATCTTCGCGATCATGTGAGACTGCTTGGCATCGGCGCCCACTGGCATCTGCATGTAATGCCAATCCTTCACCACTCCGTCGAACGAATAAGATCCAGCGGGGAGCGATGCGCGGGCCTGTCCCGCAACCGACGTCCAGCTGCCGGCCGGGGTGACGTCCCACCTCTGAAGCAAGATCTCGTCGAACCCGTCGGAGATCTCGTTGGAGAATGAGATGTATTGCAGCTCGGTGAGATCGAGCGTGTCGACGATCCCGCCGATGGCGTCCTCGATTCCGGGGATCGAGCAGCCGCGGCGCTGCCGAAGGCGGGCCAGGACACGCTGTCGCAGCGTGTCGATGCTGTCGCCGGCGACGACCGGCGGCCGGGTCACGGTGATCCAGTCCTGTAGCACCTGGCCGTACGCGCGGCCTGGCAGGAAGTTGGCGCGCATCTCCTCGATCTTGGCGCCGGCGAACCCGAGCGCATGGCCCGCCATACGGTTGTCGAGCTGCACATCGCTGTCGAGCTTGTCGCTGATCGGGAACCCCAGGTCGTGCGACTCGATGAACAGCTGGGTCCCGAGCGGCTGGTACCGGGTGACTCGAAGCCAGGTGGCTTCGATCTCCTCCTGGCAGAGCTCGCGCGGAACGACCATGAGCTCATCGATCACGCCGGCGTAGAGCCGGCGGAACCCGTCGGTCGGGTCGCCGAAGATGAACCTCGACCCGACGAACGAGAAGTCCGTGGTTGACCCGGCGATCGAGCCGTCACTGCTGGCGACCTCTCCGAGCAGCAGATCTCCGATGTAGTAACGGAGCACGACGGAAGTCGGCGAGATCCACCGGCGCGTCGCCGTGAGGATCGTAAACTGGCCCGGCGGCAGCGTGAACTCGGCGCCGGTCTGGATGTGGAGCGCGCCGGCGGTGTCGTTCCAGAGCATCTCGAGCCGCCCGGTTGCAGACGGCGCATCGACCACCGAGATCTGCAGGCCGTAGCAGGCGCCCGTGCCAGCGTCGTTGAAGATACCGCGGACCATGATGGTGCCAGCCTCGCCGTAGGCACCCTGGGTGACAGCGTCCCACGACACGACGGCCTGGATGCTGACGTCGCCGGTCAGCATCGTCGAGCCCGGAACGCGATCCTTGGCGACGATCGCGGTGCTCGCGCTTGGCGCGAACTTGCGGCCGCGGCCGCACGCGGCGCCGACGATCGGCGGCATCGTCACCGGCGGGTCGTTGAGCGGAGCTATCAGATCCTGCAGGCCGCCGGCGGAGTCGCGCGGTCGCTCGACGTCGTCGCGCTCGAGGAACCGCAGCATGATCACGGCCTGGTCGTCGGTCAGCCCAATCGCGCCCGGCGGGTCGTACGAGAACGTGCGGTCAGCGCCCGGCGCCATTACGCCTTCCTCACGATCACCACGCCGGGCGTCACGTAGTGGATCTGGCCGCTGCTCGGGAACGGATCATCGAGGGGCTCGTAGTCGGCCGCCGGCGACAGGATGAGGGCGTTGCGCACGCCCTGCTTGTACGCCGCGATCATCGACACCGTCGCCAGGTTGATGCCGCCGATCCAGGGCCCGTATTTGCCACCGGGGTTGGCGCTGCCGATGCCGTTGGCGAGCACGTCGAGGCCGATGATGCTCTGCCCTGTCGGCACGGTGGGCGCCGCACTGCTTGCCGGAAGGGGGAGCTGGCCGCGGCCCGCGTAGACGATCTGACCGTTCAAATGGGCCACGATCGCGTCGCGGATCGGAGTGACCAGCGGGCCACCCGAATAGACCTTGTCGGTGGCCGCAGGCGCGTTGACCGGGGCGACCTCGAGAACAACCTTGTCGGTGCCGCTGATCGCCTGAATGCGAAACGGCCGCCCGTCCTGCGCACTCGCAACGCCGTCAAGGATCAGGTCGTGGCCGGCGCGTAGTGACGCGGGAAGCGGTGTGGTGAGTCGGAGCTCGCGGGTGCTCGGCGTCCAGGACAGCACGGTCAGCCCCCCGCTGTCCTCGAAGTTGAAGTTGAACGCGGCGATCCCGTTCGGCGTCAGAACGATCTCGACGCGCTGCGGATCGGCGACGGTGGCCAGCACGCGCAACGCGCCGCCCGTTCCCGAGATCGTGAACGGCGCCTTTGTCCTGATGTACGCGGCGACGGCGTCGCGATCATCCGACGTCAGCGAGCGGTCGGTGCCCGATCCGTTGTAGAACGCGACGACGTCGATCGAGCCCCGGCCGGCTCGGTTGGGGTAGGCGTATGCCGAGCTCACCGAGGGCAGCGACTCGATCGCCCAGCGCACGAAGTCGTCCTGGTTGCCGCCGGACGGTGTCTGAGAAAACGTGTCGAGGAACCGGGCGCGGTAGCCGCCGAACGGCTCGACGTCGAAGCCATCCTCGTCCATGTCGAGCTGCAGGATCACGCCCGACTCGATGCCGTCGGGCAGCGCCAGGAACCTCAGCGTCGATCCGGCGTCGAGTCGGGTCTGGGATCCGGTGTCGATCGCGGCAACGTCGACATCGACGAACGAGTCGGGGTCGACGCCTACGGTCCCGGGGATCGTCGCGCCGTTCGGTAGCTCGAAGAGCAGGCCGGTCTCGTCGTGGCGGAGCTGCGCGCCGGCGTCGGCTGCCTTGCCGGCGGCGCCACGGACCCTCGCGGCGGCCGACTTGCGCGCCGGCGTTGCGCCCTTGCGCTGGACGCCGATGGTGCTGCCCCAATCGTTGATCGGCTTGCCGTCGCCCGCGGTGAGCGGATGGAGGTCGCGTTGCGCCGAGTCGACGTGGGCGTGCAGTTGGGTCTCGGCGCCCGCCATGTAGCTCGCGCGGCGCCCGTGGTAGCTCTGCGTCGACGAGAAATTGAGCGTGGGAAATAGCGCCTGGCCGAGGTTGATCAGGAAGTCTCGGGCCTGGGCGAACGTGGGGATCGAGAACGGCATCGGCTACCTCGGGTTGAAAGCCTGGTTGATCGCTGACCCCGTGGTGAGGTCCGTATAGTCGAGCTCGACGACCAGCCGGCCGGTCTCGTCGACCAGCTCGGCGCCGTCGCGGTCGCGCACCGTGACGTTCAGGTTGCCGATGAGGCCGCTGATCACGAGCAGACCGGCCGCGCGCGCGATGTCGGCCTGCAGCATCTCGGGGGTCACCGGCTCGCCGTCGCGGATCAGCGACGCGACCGACGTGCCGTCCTCGGGCGTGTACGCTGACAGCCCGAGCTCGATCTCGAGCATCAGCATCATCGCGGTGCGGGCGTCGCCGGTCTCTGCCCACTCACCGTTGGCGGTCCGCACGTAGTCGCGGGTGACCGGGTCGAGCAGGCGATCGCCTGTGCCGAGCTTCGAGCCCGCAACCGCGGTCGGGTTGAGCGACGCCAGCGAGCTTCCACCGGCGCCGCCCGGCGGCACGAACGAGAACGCAGTGCCGAACGGAGACGGGAACGGGAACGAGAATGACGTGCCCACGTCAGGTTCCGCTCGTCGACATGATCTCTTCCCACTGCTTGGGCGTGGTGGCCTCGTTGAACCAGTACCAAATCGATCCGTTGACCCCGCCGCCAGCCGCCTCGATCCCGCCGGAGTTCTTCATCTGGCCGTCGCCGCCTTGGAGATGTTGCCAGCGGGGCGATCCCGAGGTGTTCTCGCTCTTGAGGCAGATCACCGATCCGTGTACCGCGTTGCGGATCGAGATCTGATTGACGTTGCGCGACGAGCCGTCGGTGACGCAGTGGATCAGCGTGACGCTGCCGTAATCGGTTCCGGGATCCCACGGCGACACCGAGGGGCCGAACGTGATCGTCGATCCGGTGAACTCGACATCGAACAGCGCGGTGGCCCCGCCGCCCCCGCCGGAGAGCGCCAAGATCGCCGCGCGCAAGTCGAACATCGCTTGCCTGACGATGTTGTACTCGGCGTTGGTGATCCACATCTCTGGGTGGGCGCCGATCGTGGATACCCCGTCCCATTCGGACTTGGGGCCCGGGAGATCGGTCATGTCGTCAACGAAGTTAGTCACCGCCCGGTGTTACCGGATCGGCCGCGGGCGGTCTACTCCGCCATGAAAACGCTGGTCCCGGTCGGATCCGGGCAGGACGACTCCGGTGCGGCCGGGGTACTGGTGACGCCGCCCAGCGCTGGCGCCACGTGCGTATGGTCATTGAAGGTCTCGATGAAGTGGTTGAGCTTGTCGATCGCGTTCTGCAGGTCGATCAACATCGACAGCGGGACCGCGACGCCGTCGATCGACCGCGCCTCGATGATCGGGTCCTGGCTCAGGGTGACGGCTGCCTTGCGGGTGAACACCCGCGTTTCGTTGCTGCGCAGCTTGGGCCAGAGCTTGCGGGCGTCCTCGTCCCTGTGGGCCAGCAGGATCGGGTTCTCCATCCCTCCGACGTTGGCCATGATGCCCTCGGCGTTGCTGTCGCCCGACGGCCGCGCGTCGAACCCGATCCCGGAGAACACCTCGACCTCGCGCCGCTCCTTCGTCTTGCCGTCGATCAGCAGGTGGCCGACGACCTGCCAGAATGAGCTCGAGGTCAGCGTGACAGCGACGCGGCGGATCATGCCGGCCAGCGCCCGCGCCTCGTGCGACACGCTATGGCGGGACTCGTCGATCGATGAATCACTCTTGACGCTCACAGGACGATCTCCGTTCCGGTCGGAACCATGTGGATGTTGGTAACGTCTCCGGTGTCGTGCGCGCCGCTGTACGAGCACGACACCAGCAGGTACGTGTCATCGATCTCGGCCTCTGCGTCGATCAGGTGGCCGACCGTGTCTGGCGCGAACAGCGTCAGCGCTCCACCTCCCAGGTTCTGCCCGAACCCGTCCATCTCGATCGACGCGACGTGGCGCTTGTAGTCGCGCCGCGCCTGTTCATTCTTCGCAACGCGCTGCGCATCGCCATAGCTGTCGAACGCGCGTTCCGGGAGGAACAGGCGCTTGGGATGGATGAAGTCGCGGCCGGTCCCGTCGAGCTTGTTGAACGGGTTGTCGAACACCACGCCGCGGTTGTCGATCACGTTCTTGCCGTAGTTCGTCGTGCTCTGGCCGCCGACGCCGGCGCACAGGATCAGCGAGTAACGATCTCCATCGTCCTCGGAGATCATGATGTCCTTGACGGTTCCCGGATCGGAGTTGCCGAACTGGTAGACGAACTTGTACTGCGGCGCCTGGGTCTGGTTCGGCTTGCCGATGATCAGCTCCTTGCCGTCGGAGCTCGAGTAGCAGATGAGTCCTGCGCGCGAGACGATCTCGTGGATGAGGTGCCACCTGGACTCGCCAGGGTGGACCTGGCCGCGCCGCGGCACGCGCACGTTGATCGTCACCACCGGCTCGTTGCCGGAGGCCACGCGTCGGCCCTTGCCGCGGCGCAGGAGCCGGTTCTTGGCGTCGCTCAGCGTGATCGTGGAGAACCACGGCGACGCGAGCAGCTTCACCGCCTGCTCGATCGTCAGGCCGTCGTATGTGATCGCCGGCGCCGACTCGTCGATCAGGCGGCCGACCCGGTCGCGGCCGTTGATCTCGAGGACGCCCTGTCGGCCGTGCCGAACCCGCCGGTCGATGAACCCGTCGAGCATGGTCACGCCGTCGACCAGGATCGTGATTCGCGAGTCGCGGCGCAGCGTGCGGTACGCGGTCGCGTTGAACGGCATCCGCATCACGAACGTATCGGCCGGGGTGATCAGCGAGCTCTCGAAGTTGTACGACTGCCAGCCATCGATCTGCTGGCCGTTCACGATCGCGGTGACGTCGTGGCTGATCACCGGAATCCGCCGGACTGCCGCGCCGGCATGACGTAGTCTCCGGGGTCGAGCCACCCCTGGGTCGCGATGTCGTTGAGCTGCGCGATCTGCCTCGCCCGATCCTGCGCCGCGGCGCCGCCGTAGACGCGCGCGGCGAGCGGCAGAAGCGACGTCTGGTGCAGGACGCGCATCGTGAACAGCCGCGGCGTATCGGCGGTCGCGGCCTGGGCCGCCGAGCGGATCGCCGCGCCCAGCTGGATCGCCGCGACGAACGCCGGCCAGAGCAGCAGATCCTGTTCCAGCTGGCCGACGCCGATCATCAGGTTGATGCTGTCGCTGATTCGCGCGGCGTCGGTGAGCACCTTGCGCGGCGTCGGCGGGTCGCCTGTGTTCCACGATGCCGCTGACAGCCGAGCGTCCATGGTGAGCGCGGCGCTCGCGTAGGCGAACGCGAAGTTGCCAGACGCCTGGGTCAAGCCGGCGGTGATCCCCGCGGCGACAGCGGCGCTGGCGCGCGCGTAGGCGCCGGCGAACGCCATGGCCGAGGCGTCGGCGGCCGCGGAGGCGCTGGCCGCGGCGGTTGCGGTCGCTGAGGCCGAGGCGTTCGCGCTCGCTGACGCCGAGAAGTTCGCGCTCACGCTGACGTCGGCGTTGACATCGACGTCGAACGCCACGTCGATGCTCTGCTGCACGGGCTGCGAGAAATCGATCTTGCCCGGTACGCCCGGGTCAAACCCGTGGTCGATGTTCGCGAGCTCCTGGTCGAGCGCGTCGGCCGCCGCCGAGACCGCGCCCTCGCCGGCGGCCGCGCTCGTGCCGATCCCGGCGGGCTGCACCACGACGTCGGAGTCGCCGTCGAACACGAATTCGATCTCGGCCGTGGTCACCGAGCTCTCATCGATGGCCGGGTCGAAGTCGCCGACCAGGGCGAAGAACGCGCCGTCCATCGGGTGAATGAACAGACGCCGCTCGTGCCGGCGCGCGGCGTCGCGCAGCGCTCGATACGCCTGCGCCCCGGTCACCGTGGCGTCGGGGAAGTCGTCGAACTGGACCGTCAGCTTGGTGCGGTTCGCCTTGTCGCCGCGGTCCTGCACGGGGTGCGCGTTGCCCGATGCCAGATCGTGGACCACGAGCGTGTTGCCTGCGTTCCAGTTGCACTTGGACGCGTAGAGGCGGATGTCGCCCCACGCGCAGAGGTAGAGCTCTCCGGGGTTCGGCATCAGGGCTTTCTGCGGCGGTCGGTCGAGTTATGGACCGCGGTGGCAACGTGCTTGCCATCAACGTGTAGCTGCGGCGCCGGAGCGGCGACCATGGCCTCCGACACCGCCTTGGCGATCGCCGGCGCCATGACCGCGCTCACAGCCTGGTTGAACTCCCATATCGCGCTCACCGATGCCTTGCGTTGGGCGGCGTCGACGATGTCGCTCGCGTGTTGCTGCTGGAGCTCCTTGATCAACTTGTCTCGGCGATCGAGCGACATCCCGGTGTCCTCGAGATACTTGCTTCCGATCGACCTGCGCCCCGCCACCCCGGCCTCTCCGGGGAACGGGAACGCGGCGGCGATCGCCAGGCGGTCTGACTTCTGCGTCGTCTTGTCGTCGACGATCGCGTCCTTGATGTCGTTGTACGCCTTTACCTTGGCCTCGTGGTCGCGCTGGATCTTCTGAACTGCTTCGAGCTCGCTGATGCCGTTGTTCTTGGCGGTCGCCTTGATGTCGCCGATCGACGGCTGCGCCAGCTTGCCGAGGTACGGCCCCGAGAATGTCCCTCGCACCTTTTTGCCGATCTCGTAGATGCCGCCCATGATGTCGGCGAACTTGCCGACCATCTCGACGAGCGGGCCGACCTTGTCGGTGAGGCCCTCGATCGCGGACACGAACGCCTCGATACGCTCTGGCGTCACGGCCGCCGCTATCGAGTTGCGCATCTTCTCGAACGCGATGTCGATCCGGCCAGCGTCGCTCTCGGTGACCGTCGCCAGATCCTTCGGGATGACGCCGTTGACCATGCCGCTCGCCACGAGATCCTTCAACCTCTTGACGTTGCCGAGCAGCAGCTCGACGGTGCGCCAGCCTTCCTGACGGCCGAATGCTTTCTTGAGGAGCTCGGGATCTTTCATCAGCTTGCTCTTGCCGATGTCTTCGAGGATTTCGCCGAATGCGCGTGCGTGCTTGACGCCGTTGGCGTCCGTCACGTTGACCTTGACGCCTGCCTTTTCGAACCGGCTCGCGTAGGTGCGCAGGCCGACGAGCACGCGCTGTAGCCCGGTACCGGCCTCGCTGGCCGAGTTGAACCCGTCGCGCGTGATCTGGAATGCCGCGCCGATCTCGACCGCGCCCTTGCGCCCCTGGGCTCCGTCGAACTTCGAGAACAACGGCAGCAGGCCGGCGAACTCGGCCGCCATTTGCTTCGCCTCGATGCCGCCGTCCTTGGCCTGGTTGATGAGGCCGCCGATGGTGTTCTCCATCTCGCCGTCCGCCACATGCATCGAGCGAGTCAGCTGGTACATCATGCCGGCCAGATCGCTGGCCTCGGACTTTGACGCCCGCGCGGCGCGCGCCAGGATGTTCATCTTGTCGATCGTGAACTCCTCGGCGCCGGCCAGGTCGGAATATGCCTTGCCGCCGGCGAGCACCGAGTCTGCGCCGACCCCGATGTCGGCCGCGGTCTGGCGCGAGGCGCGCGCGATCTCCTTGAGCTGCAGCGGCGTCGACCTGGCGGCGATGCCGAACTCGACCAGCCTCTTGTTGAAGTCCCACACCTTCTTGCCCTCGTCGACGATCGTGTCCATGCCTCGCACCGCGAGGTTGCCGACCAGCGCGCCGGCGGCGCGCTTGATGACCCCGGCCGGGGTCATGATGCCGGCGCCGGGCTTTCCACCCTTGCCGGCCGGCCCGAACATGTTCGGCGCCAGGTTCATCTTCGACAGCATGGCGCTCACGCCTTGCGCGAAGCCTGACACCATCGACAGCGCCCGCCGCAGGCCGAGCGGAAGCTGCGAGGAGTTCGCCGTGATCTGGATCTGTGCGGTTGTTCCGGGCGGCATCCGGTTACTTTCTGAACGCGGAGTTCACGAACCGGGTTACGCCGGGTGCCGCGGGTCCATCAACGTCCTCTAAGAGTCCGCCGACGACGCTGGCCCAGTAGACGACGTTGGTGTCGGTGAGCTGGATAGCCGGAACTCCGAAGTAAGCATGAAGATCACCAGCGCGGACACACCGAATCCTCTCAACAGCCGAGGATCTTTTTTTTCGAACGCGTGCTTGATGAGCTTGAAGTCGTCGTCCGAGATCGAGTCGCCGCCGATCGGGTCGAGTCGGTGGCGAACGTCCATGTAGACGTAGCCGCACGCGTTCACCAGGTCGTCGTCCAAGTCGAGCCACTCGTCGACCGAGCCGAACTGGACCGCGTGGTCCTCGGTGGTTCGCACGGCGCGCGCCAGCGTGCGGGCGGCACGCTGGAGCTCGAGGGTGTTGTGGTGCAGCGGGATCGGGTCGAGCTCCAGCTCGGACATCCGCTTGTAGACCTCGGCCTCGATCTCGTCGGTGACGTGCCGCGGGTTGAGCTCGATGTAGCAGGCCCCGAGCAGCGGAAGCGTGACATCCTCGCCGCGCGCGATCGCCGCACGGCGCTTGCCGAGCGCCGAGGTGGGCGGCGGGGCCTTGGTGAGGCCGCCACGAATTTTTTCTCCGAGGGCCGACATCAGGTCTCGTACGCCTGGCTGCAGGCCAGCGTAACGGTGTCCTCGAAGTTGCCCTCCGCGTCCTTCTTCGGATCGATCTTCGAGACGCGGCACGTGTATGCGCGGCGCTGGCCGTTGCCCTCGTCCTGCGTCGTGATCGTGAACGTGCGCTGGACGCGGTTGGCCTCGTACCAGTCGTACTCGGGCGTCTTGGACACCTCGCGGTAGACCACCATGTCGATCTCGAACCCGCCCTGCTTGCGCCGGAATCCCGCGCCGCGCGTCACGCCGATCGCCATCACGACCTCGGTAGCGGCGTTGTCCTTGGCGTCGAAGTTCTTGACCTTCAGGAGCTGCTTGAGCGCTCCGTTGCCGGCGCCGCTGTTGATGAAGATCTGTCCCTGTGAAGCAATATCCGGCATGGGTCACCCTCCGATCTGAATGTTGTGCACCCAGGCGATCTGGTGCAGGTTGACCGCTACGGTGTAGGGCAGCAGGACGTTGTTGCGGCCGCTGGTGATCGTGTCGTGCTCGACGATGATCCCCGCGATGTCGCTCTCGACCTTGGACTGCACCAATACCTTGGCGATGGCCTCGGAGCGCATGATCGCGGCCGCGAGATCCTTGATCTGGTCGTCGGTGTCTTCGTCCTGCGAGACGCCGTCGGGGTTCGAGTCAGCGCCGAGCGCGATCCCCGTGGCGATGTCGAGCTGGATCGCCAGCGCGACGCCGGTTCGCGACACCGCGATGTCGCGATTCCGGGCATCTGGTTGACTCGAGGTCGTCGTCTTGGTGGTGACCAGGCGCTCGCACTTCGCCCGGTTCGCGGTGAACTGCCCGGTCGAGTCGACGACGCCGGTGTAGGCCGTGAGGCCAGCCAGGATCGCGGTCTCGACCTCCGGTCCGGTGTAGACGGTCGCCGCGCCCGGTGGGAACAGCGGCACGGTGGCGCCGTCGTAGTTCGCGTTGGGCCGCTCGCGCGACCACACCAGCATAGCGGTGGCGGTCGCGATCTCGCCGGCGGTGTTGAGGCAGCCCTCGAACGACGAGACCACGACGGCCTGGTGGTTCGCCGCGGCCGCGAGCGACGTCGCGGTGCCGATCGACCCCATCTCGCCGATGAAGTACCACCCCCACGTCTTGGATGACGCCGACCAGCGCGCGGCGATGTCGAGGTTGATCTCCGTGATGTCGGCCGCCGCGTGGTTGGCGATCGCGATCCCGTCGTAGCGCAGCGGCGAGAGCGCGTCGATCGCCGGCTGGCAGTCGGCGACCCCGGTGCCGGCGACGGTGTTGGCCGCGGTCGCGGTCAGGCCGGCGACCTGGAAGTCGACGGTGACCACGATGTCGGCGCCGTTGGCGCCCTTGGTGGCGTGGGTCAGCGTCACGACCGCGCCGGCGACCGTGACGATCACGGGCAGGTTGGCCTGGTCAGCCTTGAGCACGCTGGCGATCGCGGCCGCGTTCGTCGCTGCGACGTCGCCCGACCGCACGCCGACCAGGTAGGTGCGGCCGGCAATCCGGATCTTCTGGTTGCCGTCGGTCGTCGCCGTTCCGGCGCAAGTGATCGTCTTGACGTTCGCGGCGCCGCCGCCCGGCTCCGCGATCGACACCACCTTGACGCGCGGGCCGCGCCCGAACAGCACGTTGCATTCGTACGACTTGCGACACATCAGCGCCGCCTCGCTGCCGATCCCGAACAGCGCGTCAGTGGTCGCCGCGTCGGTCGCGTCGTAGATCGTGCCGAGCACGGCGGTGCCGCTTGACGCCTTCATCCCGACCAGCGCGATCGTCAGCGGGACCGCGGTCAGCGACCCGCTCTGCAACAGGTAGTTGAAGACGTGGAACGTCTGCGGGCGGTTGAGGTTGTTCGGGACGTTGGTGACGACCTGGTTCACGGCGTGCCGCCTTTCTTGATCTCGATCTTGCCGAAGTCGGTGGGGGCCGCGGCGAGCTCGCAGCTCGCGACCGGCGCGCCGTCCATGTTGCAGAGCGTAAGGTCGAGACGAGTGATCGACCGGCGGATGCTCTGGCTGTAGCGCACCCGGCTGATCCATCCCGGTTTGACGTACAGGATGTAACCGCCCGGCTCGCAGCCGTCCTCGGTGTGGATGGGGGTCAGCTTGCCCTCGGGGGCGGTGACCGAGACATGGGAGGGTGGCATCTCTGGTGTGCTCCTACAGAACGGTGTCTGCGTCAACAGAAGTTGAGAAGTTCGCCGCGGCCGGCCTGTTGACCTCGGTCGGCTCGGTCGTGGTGCGCCAGCCGATCGATTCAAGGAGCTGGCCGGCGGTGCGGAACTCGGCGCCGCCGCCCTTGAGCGGCGTCATCACCATCAGCTTGATCCGGAACGTCATCAGCCAGATCAGGATCGCGTCGCGCGACGCGAGCTCCTCCTCGCGCACCGGCCTGATCTGCTTGATCGCCGTGCTGGCGTTGCAACGCTGTCCGATCAGGAGCTCGCGCACGTGCTCCATGATCACGTGGATGCCCGGGTCGGCACGGTCGTCGGCCAGGGCTACGCCGTCTGCGCGGTGACGGCCGCGCGAGCGACCGCGCTGGTGCTGCGTCGCGATGTAGACCAGCAGCTCCAGCTCGCCGGCCGACTGCATCCCGCCGCTGCCGATCGCGCCGCCGCCGAGGTTCGTCGTGTCGTAGGTGCAGGTTCCGGTCTGCAGCGCGATTGACGGCGTCACCTTCACCTGGTCCATGAGGCTGGCGATGCCCTCATCGTCGGTGTAGGTGCGCACGACGCCGCCGAACGGCTCGACGTTGTACAGGTAGCCGCCGTTGGAGCGCAGCAGGCCCGACAGAAGATCGGTCGCTCCCTCTTCGATCACGGTGCGCTGCGGAACATGGAGGCCGGTGTCAAACACGTGGGTCATGGGATTCCCATCCAGCGCCTGTAGAGCGCGTCCTCGAACTTGGCCTTGACCTGCTTCACGAGCCGCGGCCCGATCCACAGGTACTGCCGCTGCGGAACGATCGCGCCGTGGCCAACCCGGGTCGGGCCGTCCTGGTGCGCCAGGGACCAGCGCACGCGCGATTTCAGCAGCAGGCGATCGGCGTTGGTGGAGATACGGTTCGCGCCAGGTAGTCGCGCGAGGATCTGTCGGTTCTGCCGCTGGCCCATACGCACGCGGCGCGCGATGGTCGTCGAGGCCAGGTACGGCCAGGGCCCGCGGGGGCCGCGCATGCGGTTCTTGTGGTCGCGCATGTCGGCGTTCGTGGGCTTCCTGAGCTCGCGAAACACGCGACTGAAATCGCGCCTTCCGAGCTTCACGAACATCGCCTTGATGCCGCCGAACTTCACGACGGCATCGACGTCTACGAGCACTAGATGAAGTCTTTCATCCTGCGGCGCGAGACGAACAGCGAGGGGTCGCGCGGCGCCGCCTTATCGATCACGATGGTGGCGGCGAGCGGCTCGGGGTCGACGCCCAGCGAGATGACGCCCTTGGAGACGCCGTCGAGCCAGGCGATGTCGATCCGCTCGGCCTCCTGGTCGTCGACCATGGGCTGACCCTTGTAGCGGTTCTTCCGCAGGATTCGCGCGGCCCAGCGGGCCGACATCGACGAGATCACGATCGGCGTCGTGACAAGAGGCACCTTCGAGCGGTGCGCCACGTACGAATCGATGTGGCCATCGGCCTCGGCGATCGCCGCGTCGATCACCGCAAGCGCGCCGGAATCGAGCGTGTTGGCTTCTTCGAGATCGGCCAGCTGGACGAGGTTGGCCAACCCGCCCACGGCGATCTGAACCTGCGCGAGCGTCGAGTAGGCCATGGCCGAGGTTACTTCCGCTGAGGAGCGCCGAAGTCGTCAGCCTCGGTCGACGCCACGGGGCCCGTAACCGCGGCGCCGGCGGCAAGCCGCGATGACGAGCCGTCTCCCGGATCCTTGGCTGCGCGGCGAGCGTCACGGGCCGCCTTGGCCTTCGTGATCTCAGCGCGCATCGCCTCGTTCTCCTTGCGGAGATCCTCGTTCTCGGACTGCAGCCGCGCCGCGTCCTGCTCGATCGCCGGCGACTGGTGCGCGGTCAGCGCGTTGTCGGCGAGGATGCGCTCCGCGCCCCACGGGTTGACGACCATCTTGCCCGCGGCCTGGGCCTTGGCGACGTCGGCGTCGCTCAGATCGACGATGTCGACCTCGGTGCGCTTGCCGGCCGAGCCGTCGAAGCGCAGGCCGGCGCGCGAGCGCTGCTTGATGCCGCGCTGCGGGATGATGAACATCTTGTCGCCCGGCTTGGGCTCGGGGATCGACGACCGACGGTTCGCCGCGGCGACGTCGCGGCGCTCGCGGCGCTCGTTGAGGCGCGTCTCCTTGTCCATGATCTCTTGCTGGATCTGGTGGGCGGTCGGCGGGATGAAGTCGGGATCGTCTTCGTGGAGAGGCTGGTTCGGCACGTCGGAGCTCCTGGAACGGGTTGGAATACGTGGTGGCGGCGATTCCCTCGCCGCTGGGCTACGACTTACGAGCCGACGCCGCCGACGATCTCCTGCGGCAGGCCGTACGCGGCGCCGTCCTCAGACTCGAGGCCGTACAGGTACTTTCCCGTGCGGAACACGAACTCCGAGTCGCTCGAGTCGACCGACATGAATTCGGGCAGGCGCTTGCGCTGCAGGATGACGGCCGTCGAGTCGACCGGGATCAGGAACCACTCGAGCCCGGTCAGCGTGACCGACTGGCCGAAGATGTTGTAGACCGCGCCGGCCGTGATCCATGACGTGCAGTCGGGGATCGCGGTCCCCTTGTCGAGGTTCGTCTGCGTCTGCCCGACGATATTCTCCTGCTGCAGCACCGAGCGGACAGCGGTTCGGTTTGCCGGGCCGTGGAGGAGTCGGAGCTGGCGACCAGCGATCGGGTTGATCGGCAGCCCGTACTCGTCCTTCATCTGCAGGAACAGGTTCCACGCCGTCGCGTAGGTCGTCGCCGAGAACGCGCCGGTGACCTTGTTGCTGTACTGCGTGCCCGTACCGTTGCCGAGGAACGTGTGATCGGTGTCGATCAAGTTCTGGCCGTCGTACGTCGTGCCGAGCGCCGTGCCCTGGATGCCGGCGATGAGCATCGCGATCACGATCTCGTCGAGGTGGCGGTCGTACGAGTCGCCGAGGCTGTTGATCTTCTCGCGGTACAGCCCGAACCGGTCGTTCAGGATGTCCCCTTTGGGGACCGTGATCGAGACCTCGTGCGGGCGCGTGATGATCGGCAGCGACTCGGCGCGCAGCATCGAGACGACCTTGTCGCCCTCCCAGAGGCGCATCTTCGGAACGCTGTCGAGCCACAGCTGGCGATCGAGCAGGTTATCCGTGTCCATGACCTTGGCGTAAGTCTTCCAGAGCGCGCCCGGCCGGCCGAGCCGGTTGTTGAGCATCGTGCCGAAGCCGATGTAGGCGGCCTCGATCTTCGATGCATCGGGAGAGCTTCCGCCCTGGCGGATGCTCGACAGCATGTCGGTGCCCGTGGGGGTCCATCCGGGGCCGCGAGCTAGGTAGGTGTGGCGCATGTTACTGGTGGTTCCTTTCGTCGGCCGATTACGCCGCGGCGACAAAGCCGCCGAGCATCGCGGTCCAGACGCCATCGGCGTCCACCTCTTCGATGTAGCCGGCGCCGATGTCATTGGTGGTGGTGGCCGCTAGCGACACCGTCTGGTTGTCCAGAACAGTCGCCAGTGTGCCGACGTTGGCGACGGTGATCGTGCCGTCGTTTCCCATGTTGAACACGCCGCGTTCGACGACGATCTTGATATCGCCGTTGACCGTGCTGGCCGGGTGGGCCGAGATCCCCTGGACCTTGAGCGCCGTCGTGTCGCTCGCGTTGACCGCGAGCCCCGAGGCGTTGGTGGCGACCATGACGCCCGCGGGGATCGTCGTGGAGGCCGCGAGCGTCAGCACGATCTGGCGCTCCACGAACCGCTTCTTGGTGTTCCGGTCGAGCGTGGTTGCCGCCATTACGACACCCCGCCCTGCTCGCGCTGAAACGCGACCATATCCTCGACCTTGAGGCCGAGCTGGTCCGCCACGCGTTGGAAGTTGGGGTTGGCGCCTTCGGGCGCAGCGGTCGACGCCGGCGGCGCGCCGACGGTCTCGACCTGCAGGCGCTGGCCGACCGGCACGATGACGTCGAGCTCAGCAAGCTCGGCCTCGAGCGCCACGATGCCGTCGCGCGCCGCGATCTTGCGTAGACGCTCCTCGCGCGGACTCGGAGTCGCCAGGCCGGCGGCGTCGCGGCCATGCTTGAGCTTGCCGGCCCGGTAGCAGCCCGACAGCAGGTCGTCGATCCGGATCTTCGACGCCGCGGCGAGCCCGGCGGTGGCCGCCGTGAGCTCCATCTGGGTGGTAGCGAGCTTGGATTCGGCGGTGAGGGCGCGCCGCTCCAGCGCCTCCACGGCTGCGACCGCCGACGGTTCGTCGGTCTCGGCCAGCGCGGTCAGTTTCAGAACTGCCGCAAGTCGGGGAAACGCCATCTGCTGTATCTCCTTGGGTGGTAGTTCGAGCTCGGCGGCCAGGTCCGCCCGGATATCGCTGATCCTGGTGCCTTTGACGGCCGGGACGTTGACGCCGGAGAGCTCCTTGCCCTCCCAGATACTGAACTCGTATTCGACGATCCGGGGCTTTCCGTCAACCTCCACGGTTTCCCCGAGCCAGCAGTGGCACGAATCGCGGCCTCGGACGTCGACGCCGTGCAGGGTGCAGAACACCGGGCCAAGCGGGAACCAGCTGATCGAAAAGCTGTCGATCGTGCCGTCAATCACCGAGATCACGGCGTCGGGCTTGACGACGTTAAACGACATCTCGAACGCGTCGCGGCCCTTGTCGTCGACGAGCTTGCTGCCGAGGATCGTGCCCTTGCGAGAGCTTTGGGTGTGGGTGTCGTGATCCGTGAGGAACGGCAAGCCCTTGAATGTCGACGCGCTGGCGCCCAGATCTCCGCCGAGCCGCACAAATCGGCGGTTCGGCGCGCCGGGCGTCTTGCGTTGCCGGAACGTCAGCGCCGAGACCGCGAGCTCGACGTGCTTCCCGCCGCGAATCAACGTGATGAGCTCGGCGCGCTGGGCCTTGGCGTCCGGATCGGTCGCGCCGGCGCGCAGCTCGGTGAGCGCGCCGGCGCCGTCGACCTGGATGTTGCCGAGCCACGGGCTGATCTCGAAAGCCGATCGGCACGCCGTGGCGGTCAGGAGCGTAGGGTCCTTGAGCTTCATTTCTTGTCCTCGCGGGCGTGGCCCGGTTCGGGCGGGGGCGTCGGCACGAAGATGATTCTGTCCTTGGGGTCGCCCACGGCCGGCTCTCGAAGGTTGAACTCCTCGCGGATTTGCGACGCGGAGATCGGCAGCGCCTGCCCGAGGATCTCGATCGCCTGCGCGCGCGCGAGCTCGTCGCGCGTCAGCTTGATCTTGAGCATCGGCGGGGCCGCCTTGTCGAACCCGTTCCACGCGATGAACGTGCGGCCGATGTCCCGCACGAACATCTCTTCGACGCACTTCGCGTCGTGGCGCTTCATCTTGTAGGCGCGGCTCTCGTGGACGGTGGCCGCGTTGTAGCTGCCAGCGCCGGTCGAGCTGACGTCGGTGTTGAGCGATCCGCCAGTGATGAGCTTCGTCATCATCGACTCGGCGATCTGCATGATCGTCGGCCAGATCGTCGAGGCGTCGCCGCCGCGAGCCGTCTCCTTGATCACGAGCTCGGTCAGCGACGACAGCACCGCGTAGCCGTCTTGGCCGATCGAGCGCACCGAGTCCTCGAGCGCGTCGCGCGATTTGCCGCTCGCGCCTTCCTCGTAGTAGCCGATCGCGAGGGGCAGGCCGAACATGTCGGCGAACACCTGGAAGTCCTTGAACCCGGCGAGCGCGAAGAACGCCCATGGCGCGCAGCTGCGCATGAGGCCGGCCGCGTACGGGTTCCGGAACCGGTTCCTCGAGATCGCCCACAGCCCCGGAACGAGATCGACGAGCTCAAACCTCGAGCTGTTGCCGTCGATCAGCATGATCTGGTCGGCCATGTCGGAGCGTGGTGCGCCGAACCGTCGAGCCGCCGGGTTCACGAATCGAGTCGGCACCACGGCGCCGTCGACGTAATCCCACTCCATGTTGGTGCACGCGAACCCGTTCGGGACTGCGGTCAGCTGGTGCCCGAGGAACTCGCGAAACTGCAGCTGGTTCTGCAGGCTGTCGTTGAGGATCGCCGCGGCCATGACAGACGGCTTGTCGGTGCGCCCAGGTGGCGGGATCACGACCCAGTCGCAGCCGGCGACGTCCTCGTTGCGGTCGTTGAGCAAGCCGCGGAGCTCGGCGTGGCGCTCGACCAGGCCGTCGAACAGGTCGAACTGCTTCGTCGGCTGCCCGTTCTCGGCCTGGCGGTAGTAGCTAAACAGCGACTCGATCGTCAGGCCCTGCTCGGGGTGGGAGGAGTAGGTTTCCATCCCGCGTGGGTTCGGGGCGACCACCGATCGCCGGGTCGTCGGCAGTGGAATCGGTCGGCCGTTCTCGTCCAGTATCGTCGGCGCCGGCTGGCGCAGCTTCGGCCGGGTCGCAAGAGCGTTCGTCACAGGCCCCGATTTCGAGTCCCCCGGCGCCCTGGCGCGCGCGGGCGGTCGGGGGCCGCGCCTAGACCGCGCTCTGCGGGGGCGGGCTTGTCCAGGGCCTTCTGGATGGCATCCACCCCGCCGGGTTTGTCAGATCTGAAGATTCTTGGGAAGAGCCTAACGATCGGATACGAAACGGCGTCTCCCAGGTGGGCGTGCTCCTGGATGCGGCTCGGTCGGCCGTGGACCGTCTTCCAGCCGCGGATCGCCGCGCAGCACTTCGGGGCGAGCTCGGGATCGGCGAACAGCCGGCGCTTCTTGTCGGCCGCCTGGATCAGCGAGGTGAACGAGCGGATCCGGTCGAGCACGTCGGGGTTCTTGCGCCGGAACCGGCGCGATGGAGGCCGGATGTTGGTGTATCCGCCGTCGCGGATGATGTCCCACGAGCCCTTGCCTTTCCATTCTGGCGGCGGGCTGTCGGCCTGGCGCCGGCGCGAATGCTGATACTCCGCGGTGGCGTCGCTGACGATGATCGTCGTCTCGTTGCTAAATCCGCGATCGCGAAGCAGGGCCGTCCAGTGCTCCTCGTCGCCGGCTTCGACAATCGCCTCACCTACGATCCAGGCGATCACGTTGTCGTGGTTCGCAACCTCGCCGGGCTTGGCATAGAACCGATAGACCGGGCCGCCGATGTGCGGATGCACCTGGACGTCGAGGCCGAGCAGATCATCGAACCCCTCGCCCTCTTCCTCGATCTCGAGGAATTCTGCCGTGACGTCGAGCAGGCCGGTCACCGGGCATGGCAGCTGTCGGCCCTCGGCGTCGCGCGTCGGCCGCGGCATCGGCCGCTCGCACTCGATCCGCGTCCAGTTGTAGGCGACCGCGTCGATCGCTGCGCGGAACTCGCCGAGTACCTCGATCGAAAACGTCCGCTCGTCGAGCTCCTTGCGCATGGCGAGGAGCGCGCGGCGGTTGATATGAGGGTTGTCGAGCGGGTTGAAGTGTTTGTAGACGGCCTCGCGGCGCTTCGCGATGCAGTCGGCCGCGAAGTCGTTGACCCAATCCTGATCGCCGGCCTCGACCGGCGGGTTCGCGCAGACCAGCACCAGCCCCGCCTTGTCGCTGATGGCGCCACGGGCCACCACGTACACGCGGTGCTTCATCTTCTGGCCCTCGTTGAGCCAGATGAGGTGCGCTTCGCCCTCCTTGATCGCGTCGGTGTCGGCGCCGATGTACGCGCTCTTGAGGTCGATGATCGAGCCGTTGATCAGCTCGTATTTCTGCGCCGTCGGGCGACGCGCGAGCCAGTTCGGCGACAGCAACCTGCTGAGGTAGCGCTTCACCTCGGCGTCTTTTTTCTCGCTCGGCGAGACCGGCCACACGATCCCCTCGGGGAACATCACCGCGTACATCGCGCAGCAGACCGCGGCGATCCACGTCTTGCCGCCGCGGCGCCCGCCGGCGAACAGCGCCGAGTACGCTTCGTCGTCGATCGACTCGACCGTCGAGATCGCGCCCTCGAGCTCCTCCTGGGTCAACTCGGGGGGGTCGTCGCGGCGCCCCGCGTGGACGCCGAGCCAGTCGATGAACCACTTGATCGCCGGGATCTGGCCGGGGTGCGGCCGAACCACAACGCCTTGCTCAGGCTCGTCCTCCGTGAACTCCTCGGCGCGCTTGTCCCATCGCCCGCCGACCCATCCAAGGATCTCGCCATCGAATTCGACGTCGATCCGCATATCGACCAGCGCCGCGCCGGTCTGGCGCTCGCGCCGGCGCCGCTCGAGCGCCTCCCCCTCGGTCGCGCGCGCCTTACCCATCGCGGCGGATCGGAATCACCTTGGCGCCGGCGGACTTCGGTCGGCGTTCGAGCTTCGCCGCGGCGCGATTGCGCTTCTTGGCATCGAGCTCCTCCCGGTCGGCGTTGATCTGCTGGCTCAGATCGTACTTGGCGGCCTCGGGGAAGTGCTTCGACGCGCTCGCCAGGATGATCCGTAGCTCCTTCCGGCGCGCCGTCTGGCTCAGCGTCGGGTCGACCACGGTCTCGTACGCCTGCGCGGCGAGGAGCTGGTACATCCATTTCTGTAGCGCGGCCGCATCGGACGGTGGTTCGCCGAGGTCGAGCATCCGCTGGGGCGCCGGCGCCGCCGGATCCATCGCGGCGCCGGGGTACGAAGGCGGTGCAGGCGCCGGTCCGAGCCGTTCCGGTGGCTCGTCATCGTCTGATTCGTCGCTCCAGAAGTCGAGATCTGGGTCAATCGGCTCCCGATCCTGTCGCATCCTCGGATGGTTGCTCTGGAGCGCTCCATTCCGCAAGGCCCTCGGCGTATGCCGCCACCATGCGGAGCTCGTCGTCCGACAATCGAGCGATCAGGTCGTTCAGGCGCCGGATGTCCCGTAGTGGTAGCCGGTAGGCGCGGTGCGCCAGCCGATTTCGCTCGAAATAGAGCTGTTCGCCCAGCTCGGCCTGCTTCAGAGCGGGCGAGACCTTAGTTTCTGCCAAATTGCTTTCTCTTTCCGGATCTTTTGCCGCGATCGGTCCTGCTGATAGGTCAGGCAAAGCTCTGCATGTAGGCGTCTTGCGGTGATCTGCCGCCTGCTCGACGGCGACGACCCCGTGACCACCGAGATGATCTCGGGATCGACGGCGACCAGGGCCTGATCGAGCCTGATCATGTGCACAGTCCTGTCACAATCGCGGCACACCTGCCGCCGCGGACCCTCGGTTTTGACGTCGTGGTAGGCCAGGTCAGCGCGGCGTGATGACATCGATTCCTCCTCAGTCACCGGCCATCGTAACACCTAGTGAGGCTGGCTGCCGAAGTCGTCCTGTGTATCGAGATCGCTCTCCGGCTCGTCCTCTTCCTGTGACGCCTCGGTATCCGCCGGGAACAGCGGCTCCTGGAGCTCCGACGACGACGCCGTGCGAGCGCCGACTTGCTCCTGTGTGTCTGTGCGCACACGTATCACCTCGTTGGAGGCCGTCAGCCACTCCTCGATCGTGACGTCGACGCTTTTCTTGCCGCTCGCGTCGATTCGCCGCAGGGTCGAGCGCTCCAATCGGATCGCCTGTATCCGCGCCTTGAACTGAGCCTTGACGTCGGCGAGCGCGTCATCGGCATGATCCTCGTCGGCCATGAGCTCGACGATGCGGCGGCGGCCCCGGTCGAGCTCGGCCGGCGAGACCTCGACGGTGATCGTCTCGTCGCGCTGGCCGATCTTGCGGACGCGGCGCTTCGGGTCTGGCTTGGTGACCGGGCTGGCCGGCGCGGTGGCGGTGTACTTCTTGGGCTGCGTCATCGTCTTGCCTTTCTCATGGGATCTTCGTTGTCCTGTCGTTCACCTTGGTGGTCGTTATCCTCGCACCATCTCGCATCGGCGACGCTCGAAACGCCGATGCTCGATGGGTACATGGTCGTGTAGGTGCTCTCGACATCGTCGAAGTCGCCGATCAGCGTGATGAACGTCATCGGCGTTCCGTTCTTGGTGTGGCGCTGGATTCGGCCACGATCGCCGTTGCCGAGCGTCACGATCTCGCCGCGCTTGCGAGATCCGAGGGTCATCGTGCAGCCGAACAGCGGGGCGCCCTCGACAAGCTGGTGGCCGGAGCCGTCGCAGATCGAGCAACGCAGCCACGCGAGATCGGCGGGCGGCGGGAAGATATGGCCGCACCCGCCGCATTGCTGGCACTTCCTGTAGACCGGGCTCAGAGCCAACGCAGCTCCACGCAGCGATCCGTGAAGCGATCCGTGAAGCGCTGCGCCTTGCGCTTCTTGAGCTGGGCCTTGAGCGTCTCGCGGGTCCGCACGGAGCGGGGTGGAAGCGGAGAGCTGGTGCGCGCCGCAGACTTGCGCTCGGATTCTGCGCGCAGGTGATGACGGCACTGCTTCTTGACGATCCCGGTGGCCTTGTCGACCTCCGCGGGCGCCCCGCACGTCATGCAGAGGCCGTGACGGATCCGGGCGTCGCGGATGTTCTTCTGTCGTTCGGCGTTCCGGGCCCGCCGTTCCGCGATTGTCTTAGCCATCCGCGGACTCTACAGCAATCACCATTCCGTTCGACAGGACGATGGACCGGTCGGCGTCAGCGCGCGGGTCGCGTTCCCGGCGGATGTCGACGCCGGCGTCGGTTTCCTCGACGATGAGGTCGACGTAGTCCGGCACAGGACCGGCGTAGTGCTGGGCGATCTGCAAGGCAGGCAGAGCGCCGGTTCCCGTGTAGACGCGAAGCAGTAGTTTCTTCATTTGTCCTCGATCTGGCTGATCTTGATCCAGGCGCCCTCCCTGCCCGGGTCGACGTAGATCTTGCGCATGCTCGTTCTGACGACGCGGGCATCGTCGTCCCACACCAGCTTGTTGAGCCAGTCCTCGGTGCTGCGCAGGAGCTTGCTGGTATCGGGCGCCGAGAGCGGATAGCGCGGCGCCGTCCCCTTGATCTGTCCGATCAGTGGGCCCTTTTTGTGGAAGTGACCCATCGGCCGAGGCATGAACCATTCGGCCGTCAGGAACAGCGGAACCCCGACGAACAGGATGAGCGGAGCCCCGCCGGTCATCTTCTCGACCGCGCTCAACGCGGCCGCGCGTACCGCGCCGCCCCAATCGACCTGCGCGGCGCGGTTCACCGGGGAGCCGCTCGGGATCACGCGGTTTCCGGCGGCGCGAACGCTGCCCTTGGGGGCCGGGAATCCGAAGACGCGAAACTCGATGACCTTCATGGCTCGACGTTGACCATTCCCGCCTGGCGCTCGATGAACTGCTCGTGCGCGCGGGCGTTGTGCGGCGGCATCGAGGGCGGGATGCCGAGCGCTCGGCACTTCCGGCAGTAGTAATAGCGAACTCCCATGGCCTCGCGTTCGCTTGGCGTCGTCACGCCGCGGCGATGCCGCTGGCGCTCGCATTCGCGCGCTGCGCACCGTACGCAGAGCGTCTTGGTGTGCAGCGGGCCGGTGGCGCACTTCACGCAGAGCCCCTTGGCCTTGAGCTCCTGCTTGAGCGCCCTCCGCTTGATGGTCTGCGAATCGCGGCACTTCTCGCAGAGCTGCATGCCGACGCGATCGCCCAGCTCACCGCCACACGTCAGGCAGATGATGCCGATCTTAACGCGGCGGTTTTCGATGACGAGCTCGATGCACGGACGGCACGTCATCCGACCAGGTTGCGGAGGCCGCTTCGCGCAGCGCGTGCACAGCTGGGCTGCCAGTGCGCGTTCCCTGCGGACGGCGGCCGCGGCGCGATAGCGGGCCTTGGGGTCTCTCATGGGCTTTGTCCTGTATCATGGTCGACAGGACGCTCGCAACCTTCTTCGACGTGGCGATCGTGGCTTCGACGGGTGTGTCCTGTATTGCCGCAGATGCCGCAGTGGTAGACCGTGGGTCGGCGATGTCGCGCTGCGAGCAGCGCGTTCCTGCGCTTTCGCTGCCGATCGAGCTTTTGGTTGGCGCAGCGCGCGCACAGCATGATGTTGGGCGCTCGCGTAGACCCGCATTGCGTGCACACGCCAGCGGTGCGGCGCGCTGCCATCAACGCGGCGAACCGCTCTTTCCAGTTCACGCGCTGCCCTGGGTATCGGCCGGGGCTTCCTGCAGTGCGGCGAGCTGCGCCGTCGTCGTCGCGGCGTCGACCCACGGATCGAGGCCGAGCTCGCTGAGCGCTTCGCAGACCTCGCAGGTCTCGGCCCGGCCCGGCTCGCAGATGCAGAGGGAATCCGGGTCGGGCGCGGTCACCAGCAGCAGCCCGAACATGTTAATCAGCGACTGGCGGACGCCGTCGAAGCGCCTCGACTTGGAAGCCTTGGAGCGGATCTCGTTGAGCCGCTCGAGCTTGCGCTTCTGGAACGCGTCGACGGGGAGCTCGCGGTACGCGGCGATGAGCTCGGCGGTCTGCGCGTCGTCGAGCTGATAGAACAGCGCCAGGCGCTCGATCTTGTCGATGCGGCACGTGATCCTGTTCAGGCTCTCGAGGTTGCCGTACGACGACCCCGCGATGCCGATCGCGGCCGCAACCTCGCGCTGGCGGTAGCGATTCTTGACCCTGAGGTCGCGAACCATCTTCGGAAGCTTCATCTTCTCTGTTGTCGTCATTTGACCATCCTATCGGATAAGTAAGGGTGATGTTCTACTCATGTGCTACCGAATATGTGTGCACGCAACTAGAACGTGCATGGCGCGCAACAGGTCTTAGTTTGGGTGGAGTTACATGTTTCATGTAACTCTCTTTTCTCCCCTCTCTCTCTCCCTCCCCGAAGGGGAGGAGAGAGGGAGAGAATTAAGAATCTGGTATCCTGCCAGATATAGGTACAGCAAGTAGAACGTCTAGCTGACGCGAGATAGCAGTTGTAAGCCAGCTCTATCATGTGTCCAATCGAGACCGCACGCCGACCAGGATGTCGGTAATGCAGGTCACTTCACCTATGGGAAAAGGAAGGAAGCTTTCTTTGCGAACCAACGCCTCGGCTGTCCTGCCCACCCGCCCCCAGTTAAAGCCCCGCCCCGCACACCACGTGACGCCAGGCTGACGCCTGCCGCATCTGCTGCCCGACCCGGCTCAGCACCACCACCCCACGCCACTGAACGCGCTACAACGCACGCCATGCGATGCCCCCAATCGCGGTCTGACCATGCCCCGTTGCGCACTGCGCAACGCACTTGCGTGCACACGACCACACCAAGCGTGCTCGCGAACACGGGGTTTGCAGGCAGGCCGATCGTGCGTGATTGCGCGCCCGTCTTGACTTGCCTGCTCGCGCCTAGGCGCACACGCGTTTCTCGCGCGCCTGCGTCATCACATACGCGTGATCGCACGCGAGGAAATCCTGAACAATTTCGCTGGGTTGCGAAAATGAGACGAGCCTCCCCTTGACGCCGATCCTCGGGATGACTAACCTGAGAATCTCGGGTCGTTCATCCCACGGCCCCCAAGGCACCCCATGACCACCGCCGCCCACGCAGCCCTCGCCGAACTCGACCTCGCCCGGACCTACGCCCGGTCGCTGCACCTCGCCAAGACGGAGCGCCAGCAGGCGGCCCGACTCGCGACGTGCATGGCCTGCCTCCAGGCCGCACGGGCGGCCGGCGTCGCCGCTGGGATGCTGACCATCGTCGCTGCCTGCGACGAGCTCGCCACTGCCCTCCGCGCCGCGGTCGTCCAGACCGCCTCGCTTGCCGCCTGATCACCCCGGACACCAGGAGCCACCATGCAGAACATCGCAGCCCTCGCGAGCCACCTCGCCAGCATCAACACGCTCACCACCCGCACCGACGGCCATATCCGCGTCAAGCCACTCGAGCACGTCGCGGTGCGCACCAACCTCGGCCCCGGGCAGCTGCTGAGCGTCACCGACGACGCGTGGTGCCAGGTCCGCCTGACGGGCGAGGCTCGCACCGACGAGTACCCCATCGAGCTCTGCACCCTCGCTCTGCCCGATGCGACGGGCCCCCGGCAGCTCGACGTCGTGCTGCTCGCCGACCTCACCAGCATCCCCGAGGACGACCTCGCGATGGGCGTCGCGTCGGCGGGCCTCGACCCCGACGGCGAAGCGCAGCCCTGGTCGGCGGGCTACCCGCAGTCTGGGCAGACGGTCGCGGCCCTGGACTGCGAGGGCACGATGCGCCTCTGGGTGGTCGTCGCCAAGGAGAGCGGGCCGGGCGCGGGGATGCCGACCGCGATGGTCAGGCTCGCCGGCTACTCGAGCAACGCTCGGCAGCAGTGCAGCGTCGCCAGCGAGGTCTACGCGGTGACGTCGCTCCGGCCGCTGCGCGAGGTCTAGTCACCAGGGCCGCGAGGCCCGCTGGGTGCCGCCGGTTGCCGGCGACCCTCAGCGGACATCCCGTCCAGCCACCCAAGATACCAGGAGCCACCCATGCGCCGCACCAAGTGCTTGTTCACCGCCCTCTGCCTCATGCTGACCGCTGCAACCCCCGCCCTCGCCGGCAAGCGCCACGCCGATGCGCCGACCCTCGCGAGCGCCAAGCACGCGGTCGCTGCCTCGAAGCTGCGGCTCGCGAGCGCCAAGGGCGAGGCCAAGCTCGCCGCGCACCGCCTGAAGCTGGCCAAGGCCCAGGCCGCGGTCACCAAGGCGCAGCACAAGCTCGCCGTCGAGGCCTGGATCGAGCAGTGCATCTACGAGCGCACCGGGCCGACCGAGGGCATCACGGAGGGGGAGGCCGCGGTGATCTGCGCTGCCGAGGTCCCCGACGAGGCCGGCGACGACGCGCTCAATGCCTGGGCGCAGCGCACCCTGGGCCAGCCGATCATCACGCCCGCGGTGCTCGACGCCAGCCAGCAGTAGCCGACGGGGCCCGGCGCCCTCTGGCTGCATGCCTCGTTGCCTGCAGCTCCTCGACGCCGAGCACTGTCGCCCCCTTGTTACAGTTCGATACTCGCGACGCCCGCTCAAACCGCAACCCCGGACACCAGGAGAGACCGTGAAGAACCTCGCACCCTCTACCCTCGCATCCCTGCCGCCCGCCGCGGCCATCGAGCTGCACTCGCTCGCCGACCTTGAGGCCGCGTTCAACGCGCGACGCCTCGCGCTCCGCGAGCAAGCCGATGCCCAGCTCCTCGCGGGGCGCGTGCTGATCGGCACGATCCCCCAGCCGTCGATGGCATCGCCGACGGGCCCCCGCACCCAGCCGCGCGACGGCCGCGGCAGGTTCCTGAACCGGGCGTGGCTCGCTGCGGCCGAGAGCTACTCGCCGGCCGAGCTCGCCTGGTTCCGGGCCCCGATCGCGGAGGGCAAGTAACATGGAGGCGCCGACGTTCGGCTACGTCGCGAACCGCTCGCCCACGGGCGACGCGAGCGCGCTCCTCGTCAGTCGCGCCGACGATGGCCGCTGGATGTTCCAGCCTGACGAGGGCGGGCCGCTGCGCGAGCTCGTCGGGCGCCACAGGCTCTACGCGAAGCGCGACGAGGCCGTGCTGATCGCTCGATTCCTGTGGCGGTGCAACGGCGGTCGGCCCCGTTCGATGCGGCCCGTGTCCATCGGCTACGCGGAGGGCAAGTAGCATGTCGATCTACAACAAGTTCGGTCCTCGCGGCCAGGTTGGCGGACATGACGTTGTGCCGCCACGCTGCATGGTGTGCAAGACGCCCGTACGACCCGGCATGAACGATCCCTGCAGATGCTTCCCTGCAGATGCTTCCGCGAAGGGCAAATAGCCATGGCGCAGAAACTCGTGCGCTTCGAAACCTGGGAGCAAGTGCTGGAAGCGGCGCGTTCCGGAGAGCGTCTCTGGTACGCCTCACCGATGGACGTCGCATCGGCGTATGGGCGTCGCATCGTCGCGGTGATCCGCGTGTACAAGAACGGCAAGCTGCGCATCGACGCGATGTCGAGCCAGCTGGACAACTTCACCGCAGACGCTGGCCATCTGTATAGGTTCTTTCGCCGCGCGAAAGACGAGCCTCTGCCCGATGCCACCTCGATCGCCAGCGCGGTCAGGCAACTCGGCCATCACGCGAATCTCACTAATCTCGCACACCTCGGCTGGACGCGTCGGGATGTCCAGGCCGCGGTCAGACGGGGCGAAATCGCCTGGACTGCTAGCGGAACACTTGAAGCCAGCGACGTCGCGGAGGGTAAGTAGCATGGCAGGCTCAAAACGCTCCGCCATCGAGGTGTGCGCGCTTCGCGTTCGAGCACTAGTCGCCCATGATGCCAAGAGACACGCTCTTGTCCGTTCGGTTCTGAACGCACGCGCCGAGCGCTGTGATGCGAAATGCCCTGGCTGGCTCATCGATTCGGAGCGAGCTGGACGCATCATGCGGTGCGACGAATGCGCAAGCCTCAACGGCTACGCTGACGTCCTGCGTGACGCCGATGTTTCGAAGCTGCCCGCGGCGATCGATGCACAGATCGCATCGCTGCCTAACAGCGCCGGCGCTCGACGGAAGCGCACCTAGCCCCTCGGCCCGTGGGGCCCAGCGACGGCATCGGTCAGTCTGTGCCGCGGCTCGACGCCACGACCTATTGCAATTGGATACTTGCCACGCACGCTCAACACAGGACACCAGGAGGGACTATGCCGTTTTACAGGACGCCACCGCTCACTCGCCTCGCCGAGACCTACGTCTCGATCATGCCACGAACCTGCAGCCTCGCGCTGCAGGGCCACGCCGAGGCGATTCGCTCGCTAGAGCTCGTCGCGCTCGCCGACTCGGTGCAGCCGATCGCCGAGGCGTCGTGCTTGCGCCTGTTCGGACGCGGCGTGTCTTGGAGGGCAATCGCGACGACCATGGCGATCTGCCGCAATGCTGCCAAGTCGGACAGGGCACGCGCCATCCTCGGCCGCGCCTCAATCTACGCCGAGCGCAAGGCGGTGTCGTGATGGACCGCTGGAACGTCCACACTGGTCGCCCGTCGTGGCATCAGGCCAAGGCTGGCCACATCTCCGCGGGCTGCACGAGCTTCACGGATCGCCAAGCTGCCGATCGCTACGCCGACACCTATCGCCGCAACCACCCTGACGATCCGTGCTTCGTGCAGGAGGTCAAGTAGCATGCCGGCGCGCGGCGACCTCACGGTGCCATACGCCTACCACGGAGTCTCCGACGGCGTTCCCACGCCATGGATCGCGCAGGACCTGACGCTCCTCGAGCAGATCGCAATCGAGGCCGCGCTGCACGACGATCACCTCACGGTCGAGCTGTGCGAGCTCGCGGTCCACGGATCGCCCAACGTGAGGGAGGCCGCATGCGATGCGATCTACGCGAAGCTCGGTGGGCGATGAGCTTGAAATTCGCAGTCAACGGCGCTCCGATACCGTGTCCGGGCGCCACTCTCGAGTACCACAACGGGTCCGTCCGTTGCCCAGAATGCGCAGCGGCGTGGGGCTCGGTCGAGCCATTCATCGTAGCATCCAAGCGGCTAATTCAGGCGCTCGAGACATCCGACCCGCGCGGCGTCCTGCCGGAGCTCGCCGAGCGTATGATGCTTATCTGGGGCGAGGCCATGCGGGGGACCGAGGGCCAATAGCGTCCGTGGCGCCCAGCGATTTCACAGGTATGTCCTGTGCGCTCGCTAGACCCCATTGACAATGTGATACTTCGGACGACACTTCACACAGGACACAGGAGGTTTGGAATGGAAATCGAGCTCGAAATCGACGCACCGTGCAACCAATGCGGCCGCGTCAGACTCCTCGGCGTGGATGGCAGCTGCCGACCGTGCGCAACCGACCGACCGACGGTCAGCTACCAGGCCGATCCGCCCGCCATCATCGTCAACGGATCTTCGCAGGCATCGGTGGATGCGGTGAGCGAATCGCTTCGCGATATCGTCGCGGCATCCCGTCACAACTCGTCCGTGCAGGGCATCGGATCTCTGGCCGGGGGCCAGCTGCAGGGGATCGGGTTCTCCAACAAGGAGGGCTACATCACGGCGATCCGCAACGGGGTTCCTGGCCGCACGCACGCCGAGTACATGACGGTGCTGCGCTCGCGGTACGGCATGACCACGGCCGACATCGCGGCGCTCGCGCTGCCGGGCCCCATGACGCCGACCGCGCTCCCCGATGGCCCCGGCATCAAGCATGTGCCGACCGGGCCGTCCGTCTTCGACCGGCCGCGCTCGGAACGCACGTTCGTCGTCGGGCCCAAGGCGAACGACGTCGTTGAGGCCGCGCCGATCGTCAAGCTTGAGCACGGCCAGCTCATCGCCGGCGCGACGGCCGAGGGGCACGGAGTCCTGGTCGGCTGGCAGGGCCAGGGCAAGCTCTCCCGCGGTGCGCTTGTCGCGGCGATCGAGACGCTGGGCGTCAGGGTGCCGCTCGCGACGTCGGCTCGCGCACAGGCAGGCCGGGTCATGGGCGAGCTGAACGGGCTCGGCTACGTGGTCCGCGTCGCCCGCGAGGCCAGGGCGGTCAACACCACGATATGGACGATCGGGCGGGTCAATCACAAGTCGCTCGTGGGCAGCGAGCTCGGCGAGGTCACGATGCGCGCCACGCTGCATCCCGACGGCTCGATCACGACCGATGGCGGCGGGGGTCTCGCAGAGCAAGTGCAGGCCAAGTACAAGACGCTCGTCGAGGGCGAGATCTACCAGGCCGCCGACATCACCGGCTGGCTCGTCCGCACGCTGATGATCGGCTACGACGCGGTGCGGTTCGGCGTCGGCTGGTACGTGCCAGCGCGGCATGCCGCGGCCGCGGGCGAGCTGTGCGCGACGGTCTCTAAGATCTGGGGCTCGGACTGGATCGTGCCCGCGCTGCCCGTGGCGACCAGCGACCAGCTGCGCGATGGCATCGTTCGTGGACTCACGGACGAGGTCGCGAGCCTGCTGCACAAGCTGGCGACTGAGCGCAACACGGCACAGGTGGCATATGAGGACCGCGTTGCGACGCACAAGGCCAACCAGCAAGACCTGATGATCGGGCGCGGCGACATCGGCCCCAAGCGCGCGGCGTCGTTCCTGGTCGAGCTCCGCGCGATCGGCGCCCGCATGGTGGCCTACGGGCAGATCCTCGGCGAGGAGCGCGTGAAGCTCGCCAGCGACAGCGTGCGCGCCGCGGTCGTCGAGCTCGAGTCGGTGCTCAGCGATGACTTCTCGGGGATCAGCGCACGGTTCGCCGCGGTGTGGGACGAGATCGAGCTCGACCGCAAGCGCTCGGGCGGGGTGCTCTGATGCCGACTCGCACAGAGCTGCAGCTCGAACTACAGGGCATCATGCGCGCCCTTGACGAGACGATGCAGGAGATCCACGGCGAGCGCATCGGCGTGACGCTGTTCGTGTTCGAGCTCGGCAAGGATGGCGGCACGAACCTCGCGTACGTCTCGAACGCCGAGATCCCGGCGATGATCCAGACCGTCAAGGGATGGCTCGCGATGGTGGAGAGCGGCATGACGAGCGAACCGCGGTGAACCGCCAGCGCCGCGACCAGGTCAGACGGCATACGCTCGAGTATCTCGGGAACCTGCTGCATTGTTGTCCCGATCAACGCGGTCAACTATACGTTGACGACACGGGCAGGGTGATAAACGACGACGAACAACGGTTTATCGTCTCCATTTGCCAGCAAGAGGGGATGCGGCTCATCGCCCGCGCCAAGAGGAGCAAGCCGTGATCACCGGGTGTTACGACCTCGTGCTGTATTGCGACGCCGACGGATGCCACGGCGGACGGGCTCGCGGGCCATCCAGGTTCGAGGCGACCGATGAGTTCGGATCGGTGTGCCGCACGATGGCACGCCAAGACGGATGGGTGCTGCGGCGTGACGGCACCTGCGTATGCCCGGCCTGCGCAAAGAGGAGCAAGCCGTGAGTAGGGCCAAGTTCAAACCCGGTCAGGCCGTCGAGGTTCTTCGGGACATGCAGAGAACGTGGGAAGCTGCCACCTACGTGGGACGATGTCAGTCGATCGGGCGCTCGTTCCATCGCGTGAAGCTTGCGACACCTAAGCGCATAGACAGCGGCACCGGAATTGACATCGACGCCGATGATCCGCGCGGATACCTGACGGACAATGATGTCCTGCCTGCCATGCGGATTCGCCACCCCAAGGCCAAGCCGTGAGACTTCGCAAGCCAGGGGTCACCGATCTGACGCTCATGACCACCATCGTGCTGACCGACGGCATCCCGCAGATCCGCTTCTGGGACGATGACGAGGAGGACGACGCCATGGAGTACATCCGCAAGATCAAGGAGCCCGGCGCGGCATACGTCAGCCGCGTGACCTGGAATGGCGAGCTCAAGCTCGCCTCCGTGAAGTACCAGGCGAGCTCGATCACCAGGGCTTGCCCGAAGTGCAACGCCCCGGTCGGCGCGGGCTGCAAGAAGCCCAACGGTGACCCCACAGCGCTACACAGGATGCGATGACGCCTCCGGGGTGGAAGGCGACCGAGCCGTTCCAATAGGACGCCGCGCGTTGGCGCCTTGCGGCGCGCCCATCATGTGGGCGGACCGGAGGGATTCAACATGAGTACAGACGACAACCCAGACACCACGCGCGCGAAGATGATCGCGCTCCTCGCCCTACTCGACGTACTCGAGGGCGGCGGCGACATGACAGCGATCGGCATCGACCGCATCGACAAGGTCGGCGACCACAACGGAGGCAGATTCGCCGGCAAGCTCCGGCTCAAGTTCACCGTGTTCGCGACGGAGTCGCGCACGATGGAGCTCGCCGACGAGCTGCGCTCGAGTAGCTCAGAGCAGGCCATGCTTTCCATGGTCGCTCAGCGGATCGGCCGCGACGACAAGCTCAAGTTCGCGCTGCGGATGATCGGCGCCTGGTCGGAGCTTGCGCAGCGCCTGGTCGACATGTTCTACACCAAGGGCAAGCTACTCGCCGAGGGCCGCAGGCAGTTGCCCGAGCCCGTCACCGCGGGCCCAGTTCCGGCGGCGCACTGCTTCGACGCAAGCGCATGCGTGTTGGGAAAGCCCTGCAAATGCTCTTGTTTAGCCTGCAGGCCAAAGCTGAAATGAAGCCCAAGGGCTACATCGACCTCGATCAGCTGCGCGACCAGATCGCACAGGCCGCTGAGGAGATCGCGGCGGGCGCCGGGATCGAGAACCCACGCGCCCGCGTCGAGCTCGACCTGCCCAGCAAGGGCAAGCGAACCATCCGCGTCTACGTCTCGCACGCCTCGAAAGAGGACTACGAGCGCCAGACCGGCCTCAAGTGGCAAGACAACTAACGCTACAGGACAGGAGCGGGACATGTACCAAGTTCGACAGGATGGACAGGACTGTGACAGCGACATTTCGCTGATCGGCGCGACGATTCGCGCAAAGTCGCGGGCGACCTACGCCGGCAAGGGCAAGTTCACCGTGATGCGCCTGCTGTTCGCGCCGGGCCGCGAGGGCAAGCACCTCGGCGAGGAGCTCGCAGCGTCGTACACCTGGACCGGCGGCAAGCTGATCGCGTGGGTGCGATGAGCGATCACGGCAAAGACATGCTCTACCGCGATGAGCTCCAGGCGCTGCTGCTTGCCGTCGAGCTGACAGCTATGACGCTGGGCCCGCATGCCCCTATCGATCACAAGGCTGCGCTGGGGCGTCTGTTCGTAAAGTTGGAGCGCATGGCCGCGGTGGCCCCGAGCAGGCCGGCCGCCTTGGCCGCCGGCCAGGGCAACGACTCGATCTCGGTGGACAAGTGAGCACGCACGTCGAGTACATCAAGCATGCGCTCACGCTCGCGCGCCCCAAGCCGGCCTCGCTCCTGCGCCAGGGCGAAGCGTTCGGGCATGCCGCGGTGAGGTCTGCGCGTGCGGCGCGCCGACGCGCGTTGCAGGCCGCGCGCCCC